GGACAACTTAAAAGAAGTTCAGCTAAAACTAGAAACGACCCTAATTCAAGAATTAGACAGGCTCGTAGAAGGTGGAAATGTTGATGAGGAATAAATTATGAAAAGAAATAGATTTGATGGTGGTGGAGATACTAAAGATACAAATATGGGTAATAATTCTCCATCTAAAATAAAAAAAGATATATTTTCATCTCCTATAAAATCAAATTCTAAAGAAGATGCAATAAAAAAGAAAAAATTTGTAGATGTTGATTATAAAGATTATATGGTAAATGGAGTTCTTGATGAACAAGCTTATGGAAAAGCTTTAATAAAGGCTAATCCAGATTTATACCCTAAACCAAAAACTAAAAAAAGTAAATATAGGCGATAGTTATGGCTACAAGCGGAACAACAACATTTACATTAGATTTAGCCGACATCATGGAAGAAGCATATGATTTGTGCGGTAGTGAGTTGCGTTCTGGTTATGACTATAAAGGAGCTAAAAGAGCTTTAAATCTTATATTCTTAGAATGGCAAAATAAAGGATTAAACCTTTGGAAAATAGAACAAGCCACTCAAACACTTACTGCTGGTACAAGTAGTTACGCAATAGAATCTAGTGCTCTTGAAGTTGTAGATGCTTTTATTAGAACTGATGCAGGAGATACTTCTAATCAGTTTGACCAAAGACTAAATAGAATATCAAGAACAGAATACAATCATCAAGCTGTTAAATTATTACAATCAAAACCTACACAGTTTTTTGTAGATAAAGGAACTAGCTCTAATAATATAGTATTGTGGGCAACTCCTGATTCTTCAGAAACATATACATTAGTCTATGACTATATTAAAAGAATAGAAGATGCAGGTAATGTTGCAAGTAATAATGCAGATGTTCCTAATAGATACTTGCCTTGTCTTACATATGCACTTGCATATAATTTAGCTTGTAAAATACCAGAAGCAGTAAATAGAGTTCCAATGATAAAACAAAGATACGATGAACTTTGGAATGATGTAAGCGATGCAGATAGAGAAAGAGCTCCAGTAAAATTTATACCTGATATGAATGTGTACAGATGAGTTATGCCCTAGGTAAAAAAGCTTTAGGAGACTGTGATAGATGCGGTTTTACTTATAAGTTAAACGATTTAAAATACGAAATAGAAGATGGTATTCGTAATGGATTAAGAGTTTGTGATGATTGTTTAGATATAGACCATCCTCAATTAAAAATTGGTGAGGTAGATACATCAGACAATCAATCACTTTATAATCCAAGACCTGATAGAGGTGAAAAATCATCTACTGAATATTATGGATTTAATCCAGTTTCAGGAACAGGTTTAGTATTAAATACTGAAATAGGAATAGTTAAAGTGAGTACAGAATAATGGCATTAACATTTACAACATTAAAAACAGCAATACAAGATTACACTAATAATACAGAAACTACTTTTGTAAATAACTTAGATGAATTTATTGTTAATACTGAAGATAGAATACAAAAATTAGTATCTCTTCCAGTATTTAGAAAAAATGTTACAGGTACTTTAACATCTGGCAATCAATATTTGTCAACACCTACAGACTTTTTATCAGCACATTCATTAGCTGTAGATAATAGTGGCTATGAATATTTATTATTTAAAGATGTAGCTTTTATTAGAGAAGCATATCCTAGTAGTTCTACAACAGGAATACCTAAATATTATGCTAGATTTGATGAAGATACTTTTATTGTAGCACCAACTCCTAGTTCAAATTTAACAGCAGAATTACATTATGAATATACACCTACATCTATTACAACAAGTAGTGATGGAACAAGTTATTTAGGTACAAATGCACCAGATTGTTTATTGTATGGTTCATTAGTAGAAGCATATACTTTTATGAAAGGTGAGCCAGATATTATGGTAAATTACGAAAAAAGATTTCAAGAAGCAATACAAAGATTAAAAGTATTTGCTGAAGGTAAAAATACTAAAGATAATTATAGGACTGGTCCTGTAAGACAACAGGTAACATAATGTTTACAGTAGATGTACAAACCACTATAGGCGATATAGAAGTTAAAACTACTAATAATAAAGGTTTAAGTCCTGAATATTGGACTGAAAGAATAATAGATAAGTTAATTTCTATTAGTGATAATGCTGACCCTATGGTTAAAGCACAAGCACAAGCATTTAAAGATAGTATGACACAAGTTGTACTTCTATATTTAAAACAAGCTATAGTTAGTGATAGAGCTACTGTAGCAGGATTATTACAAAAACAAGGTCATAAAGATATGGCTGATATTATAAGGAGACTTTAATGGCAATAACACAAGCAATGTGTACTTCATTTAAAAAAGAATTAATGACAGCTACACACAATTTTACTACAACAAGTGGTAACACATTTAATTTAGCGTTATATACAAGTTCTGCATCTTTAGGTGCAGCTACAACTGCATATACAACTTCTAATGAAGTTAGCGGTACTAACTATACTGCTAAAGGTGCTGCATTAACTAATGTTACGCCAACTACTTCTGGCACAACTGCATTAACAGACTTTGCTGATTTAACATTTAGTAATGCTACTGTTACTGCTAATGGAGCAATGATATTTAATGATAGTGCTTCAGGCGACCCTGCGGTTGCTATATTAGCTTTTGGTGGAGATAAAACTTCAACAGCAGGTGATTTTACTATTCAGTTTCCTACAGCAGATGCTTCAAATGCTATTATAAGAATAGCTTAAATAAATGGCTGGATGGGGTCGTTCTACATGGGGTAATGGTCCTTGGGGTCAACCAGCAGTAACTACAGTAAGTGTAACAGGTGTAGCTGGTACTTCTGCACTTGGTAGTGAAACAGTAATAGCAAAAGCTTTAGTTAGTGTAACTGGAGTTAGTGCTACATCTGCATTAGGTAGCGAAACTGTTACTGGTACGGCTAATATATCTGCTACAGGCAATGCAGGAACATCTGCATTAGGTAGTGAAACTGTATTAGCTTCAGCAAATATTTCTGCTTCAGGCAATACAGGAACATCAGCACTAGGTAATGCTATAACAGCAGGTGCAGCAGTTACAGGTGTATCTGGTACTGCTTCAGCAGGAACTCTTGGTGATGAATCAGTATCTGCAGCAGCTAATGTTGCTATTACTGGTATTTCTGCTACAAGTTCATTAGGAAGTATATCTTTAGTAACAAATAATATACTTTCAGTTACTGGTTTAGCAGGAACAACAGCTTTAGGTAGTGAAACAGTTATAGCTAAAGCACTTATTGAAGTAATAGGACTATCTGGAACTGGTCAAATACAAGGTGTAAATATTTGGACTATTATTGATGATTCACAAACACCAAACTATACAACAGTTTCAACAACTCAATCTCCAAATTGGAGTGAAGTCGCATAAAAAATAAAGTATAATTTTTACGAGGAAAAAAAATGGCAAGTTCATATGTAAATGATTTAAGATTAAACGAAATGGCTACTGGCGATGCTAGTGGAACATGGGGTACAACTACAAATACTAATCTTGAATTAATAGCAGAAGCTTTTAGTTATGGCACAGAAGCCATTACAACTAATGCTGATACTCATACAACAACTATAGCAGATGGAGCAACAGACCCAGGTAGGTCTATGTTCTTAAAATATACAGGTACATTAGATTCTACTTGTACTATTACTATTGGACCAAATACAGTATCAAAACTATGGATTATAGAAAATGGAACAAGTGGTTCTCAATCTATAATAATTAAACAAGGTAGTGGAGCTACAGTTACTATACCTTCAGGTAAAACTAAAGTTATTTATTCTGATGGTGCAGGTTCTGGTGGAGCAATGGTTGATGCTTTTGCTTCTTTAAATTTACAAACAAGTGGCATTATTGAAAGCAGTTCTTCCATACAAACTCCTCTGATAGAATATACTGATGGAGATGATGCCATTACCATTGCAGATGGCGGTGGTGTTACTTTTGGCTCAACTATAGCTGCAAGTGCTGCATTAACCTCAACATCTACAATAGAAGGTACAACAATTACTGCAACTACAGCTTTTGTACCAGATGCTTCTGATGGTGCTGCATTAGGTACAAGTTCTTTAGAATTTAGTGATTTATTTTTAGCAGATGCAGCCGTTATTAATTTAGGTGATGACCAAGATACTACTCTTACTCATGTTGCAGATACAGGCATTTTATTAAATAGCACTAGACAATTACAGTTTGGTGATTCTGGTACATATATACACCAATCAGCAGACGGAGTTTTAGATTTAGTATCTGATACCGAACTAGAACTAAATGCAACCACTATCGATATGAATGGTAATCTTGATTTAAGTGGTACCCTTAATGGCATAAGTATTTTAGCTGATGCTACAAATTTTACTGACAGTATTTTAATTAGTCAAAACGCAGGTACAGGAACTTTAGATGCTGCTATTCAAAATACAGGGTTAGGAGATAGCGTTTTTGCAGCTTTAACATCAGCAGATAAAAATACAGCAGTTGGAGCTTTTGCTTTAACAGCAACCACTACAGGTCAAAATAACACTGCAATAGGTAATGAAACTTTAAAAGCAAACACTACAGGTGCTAACAATATTGCAGTTGGTCATAAAGCACTATTAGTAAATACAACAGGTTCTTCAAACACGGCTGTAGGTCGTGTAGCGTTGGATGCAAATACTACAGCAAACAACAATACAGCGATTGGTGATAGTGCTTTAACAGCAAACACAACAGGTGCAGATAACACAGCAATAGGAGCAGCTGCACTAGATGCTAATACAACAGCAGATGGAAACACAGCCGTAGGTTCTAGTTGTTTAAGTGCTAATACAACAGGAGCAGATAATGTTGCTATGGGTGAGGCAGCCTTACTATCTAATACAACAGCAAATAGTAATGTAGCTATTGGTGCATCAGCTTTAAGAACAAATACCACAGGAACAAGAAACGTAGCTATAGGTGCTGCTGCCTTATACGATAGTACAACAGCAAGTAGTAATACAGCAATTGGTTACGATTGTTTATTAAGAAATACTACAGGCGACCAAAATGTAGCTGTCGGTGCTTATGCTTTAGATGCTAATACAACAGGCACAAGAGGTACAGCAGTAGGTGTAGAGGCATTGTCAGCTAATACAACTGGCGATAATAATACAGCATTAGGACATACAGCTTTAGCAGTAAATACCGAAGGTGGATATAATGTAGCAGTTGGATATGCGTCCCTAGATGCTAATACCACAGGAGGTAGTAATACAGCCGTAGGTTATAATACTTTAAGTGCTAATACCACAGCTGATAACAATGTAGCCATTGGCTCTAACTGCTTAAAATTAAATACCACAGGTTCAAGTAACACGGGTGTTGGAGTAGCTTGTTTAGATGCTAATACAACAGCTGTACATAATACCGCAGTAGGTAGAGGTGCTTTAGGTGGAGCAACAACTGGTGGATATAATACTGCTGTCGGAAGCTCAGCTCTAGTTTCTAGCACTACAGCAGCTAGAGGAGTAGCAGTTGGCTATGGAGCTCTTGATGCAGTTACAACAGGCGATGATAATGTAGGAATAGGTGTATTTGCAGGAGATGCAATAACCACAGGTGCCGATAATACAATAGTTGGTAATTATGCAGCAAACCAAATAACAACAGGTAGTACCAATACAGCTATGGGGTATGATGCTTTAACTCGTTGTACTACAGGTGGTGGTAACTCTTGTTTTGGTAAAGATGCAGGAGATAATGTAACTACTGGAAGTCAAAATGTATGTATCGGTCAAGATGCAGGTACTACTATTGCCCAAGGAGATTATAATATCTGTGTAGGTTCAATAGCTGATGTAAGTGGTGGAACTAATGCAAACAGTATTGCTTTAGGTCACAACATTGCAGCATCTGGTAATACTTTTAGTTTTGGTAAAGCAAGTAATGTTGTTTCTAACACATTTACTTCAGATGCTACCTGGTCAAGAAGTTCAGATATTAATAAAAAGACTAATATAGAAAATACAGATTTAGGTTTAAGTTTTATTAATGAATTAAAACCTGTAACATTTAATTGGAAACCTAATACTGAATTTCCAAAATATTTTAAAGATTATTCTGAAACAGAAAACCACATGGACACAGAAACAAATCTGTATGGAATGATTGCACAAGATGTAGAAAAGGCATTAGATAAAGTAGGACATAAAAACTTTGGAGGTTGGTTAGAAGAAGAAGATGGCTCACAAAGACTTTCACAAAGTATGTTTATATATCCTCTTATTAATGCAGTAAAAGAACTTTCTGCACAAGTAGAAGAATTAAAAGCTAAATTAAACGAAGGAGAATAATATGGCAGTAACAAAAGCAATAACTAAATGTACACCTTATGAAAATGCATCTAGTAAAGTAGATAAGTGGAGTATAGAAATGAAATATGAAAACGATAATGAGGGCGATAGTACTTATTATACTCATACTTTTAGCACTACAGTTAAACAACTTGATGATGACGGAAATGCTAACTTTACTTTAAAAGCTAAAGGTAGTTGGACTAATGCTAACTTAGTAGCTATATGCCCTGTATCAGAATGGGATGTAGTATTCGCTAGTCAAGTAGATAGCGTTATAACTAACCCACCTACATTAAGTACACCAGACCAAGCATTTAGCGTACCTAGTTAAATATGACTGAAGGAAAGTTTTTAATGCATAATATGCCTTCGGTATATGTGTTAGAAGCACAAATGCCACAAGATATGATTGATAGCGTTAATGATTATATGGACGAGTATAGGGAAGATAAAAACAAAGAATCGTTAGCAAAAACTTTAGTAGGACAAATAGATAAAGGAGAACAATTACTGTTAGACCACAATGATAAAAGAATGGTTAAGTATAATAATTTTATCTGCAGCCTTGGTGCTGAATATATTAATCATTTTGCTGCTTCGGGTAATAGTATTAAAGGTGATAAACAAGTTCAAATAGATGAAACTTGGTCAGTACATAGTTACGATGGTGATTACAATCCAATACATGACCACGGCACTAAAACATTAATGGGCATATCAACTACAGCTTGGACTAAAGTACCACCGCAAATAGGTAATGTTAATGCTCAATCACCAACTTATTCGCTATACAACGAAAGTGGACATTCAGATGGCTGTATAACATTTCAATACGGACAAGTATCAGTTATAGATGGTGAAAGATTAAAACCAGCTCAATCATTTGTTATGACTCCAGAAGTAGGAAAGTTATTACTTTTCCCTTCTTGGTTGCAACACATGGTCTATCCCTTCAAAGGTGAAGGAGAAAGACGAACCATCGCATCCAACTTAAACTGTTGGGATGTGCAAAAAAAAGATACTTTAATAAGTTAGCTTTCAATTTGATTGCATAATGCTTATAATTAAATATTAATTAACTATAGGAATATTATGGAAGAAAAAAAAAAATTAACTAATGAGCAAGAATATTGCAAGGCTCAAATTGATGATTTAAATAAAAAAGCAGCAGCTTTAAATTTTCAACTTGACCAAGTAAAAGCAAGTTTATCAGTATTTACTAATATACTTGCAGAAACTACTTCTGATGTAGCAACAGAAGTTTTAAAAGAAAATAAAACTAAAAAAAAGGAAAATAAAAATGACAATACTTAATATATTAATGTGGATTACAGCTATTATTTCTATAGCTTCTGTTATAGCAGCAATTACACCTACTCCTAAAGATGATGTATGGTTTGGTAAAATTTATAAAATTATAGATTGGTGTGCATTAAATGTTTTAAAAGCTAAAGATAAAGCACCAAAAAAGTAATGGCAACAATTAAAGATGCTTTAAATGCTATAGAATCTCACGAAAGAGAATGTAAAGCATTATACAAAAGCATTGACAAAAGATTAGAAGATGGCTCACAGCGTTTTGATAAAATTGAAATGATGATATGGGCAGTCTATCCATTTATAGTAGCTACTGTAATAACAGCAGGATTTTTATCTTGAGTAGAGCTAAAAAATCAACAGTTAATAAAGCTGGTAATTATACAAAACCTACTATGCGTAAGCGTATATTCAACAGAATTAAAGCTGGTGGTAAAGGTGGTAGACCTGGACAATGGTCAGCAAGGAAAGCACAAATGTTAGCAAAAGCTTATAAAAAAGCAGGTGGTGGATATAAGTAAATGGCTTATTTGCAAAGCAGCATACCTTATTTTAAGTGTTGGGTTAGAAAAGAATATACACACAATCACGAAAAATATCATGGTGAATTTTTACACGCTATGGTTATTGGAGTTACAACAATTCCAAAAAGATGTTTGTCTTTCCAAGTAATTTTTACAGGTGCAGAAACTTACGACACAGATAAACCAAATGTACATGGTGGAGCTATGTGGGCTCGTATGCCTATTACAGCTCTTGTAGGTGATACACCTTTTGAAGAATGGGCTGAACCTATGGAAGTTTGGGCAGCACAACCTTGGGATTGTGCATCTCGTACACACAGTATATATGTATTAGAAAATTGTACTCCATGTCCTTGGATGGCAAAAATTGATGGTAAATTTTATCCTGCAAAGTATTACTTTACTGTAGATTACACAAAATCTGATACAGCAGATGACCCAGCTCAACATAAACAAAATCATGTTCTTGAATTATTAGATGCAGGAAAATGGACAGGAAATATAGTTGCTTTACCTAATAATAGAGTAAGAGTTACAAGACCTGCACAATTTGAATTAGGAGAAGGTGCTCCAGACTTTAGACCTTCTCAACATATTCATTATAGTAAATCTGATTTAGATTACACTTTAGATGTAAATCAAGTATTTGATAATTTATATAATGATAAGGAAGAATAATGCCATTAAAAAAATCTCAAAAAAGTTTAAAAACATGGTCAAGTCAAAAGTGGACTACTCCTAGCGGTAAAAAATCATCTGAAACAGGTGAGGTATATGCACCAAAAGCACAAATAAATAGATTAAAATCTACACCAAAAGGTAGAAAAAAACTTGCAGCAGCTAATAGAAAAAAAAGAGCAGCTACAAGAAAAGGTAAACAACACGCAAGACATGGCTTACATAAAGGAAAAAAAAGATAATGGCTAATGCACCAGATGCGTTTGTATATAACGCTACACTAGAAAGAATAGTAGATGGAGACACATTTGATTGTTGTCTTGATTTAGGCTTTGATGTAAAACTACATAAACAGCGTGTTAGACTTGCAGGTATAGATACTCCTGAAAGTAGAACTAGAGATTTAGCAGAAAAAAAATTAGGACTTGCTGCTAAAGAAAGACTTAAAGAACTTTGTTGTGGCAGTATAAAAGTTAAATCTTTAGGTAAAGGTAAATATGGTCGTATATTAGGTATACCTTATACAGAAGATGGCAAAGACATTTGTCAAATGCTTATTAATGAAGGTCATGCTGTTGAATATCATGGAGGAAAAAAAGTTAAAGTTTGGGGTGATTATTAATGGAATCAGCCGTTACTTTAATTCAAGAAGTTGGATTTCCTATTGCAGCCGCACTTGGTCTTGGTTGGTTTATTTATAAGCTTATCATGCGTATTGTGGATGGCATGGAACAAAAACTAGATGTAGTTGATGAAAAAGTAGCTGGTCAAATACAAGCCATTGAAGAAAGATTAGGCACAAAACTTGATTCACAACATGGTATTTTAGTAGCATTAATAGATAGAATAAGGTCATTGGATAACGAAATTATAAGACAAGATACACTTATTAAAACTATATTAGGAGTACCACAACTTATTGATAGCAATAAAATTGCTAAGGCAGATAGAGATGACCAAAGAAAAGATTGATAAAAAAGAATTAGAAAAATATAGACTTACAATAACTATAGTTTTTATAGGTTTTATATTATTTTTTGGAATTATTGCTGTAAATTTAAAAGCAGATACAATAACTCATAAATTTAAAAATCCATCATTTAGCGGTATTGGTACAAGTTCACATTATTTAACGATAGAAAACCAAGAATTTAATCGTAAAATGTCTATCAAAGAAGAAATTAAAGCTATACAAGAACAGTTAGAAAGAGATAAAGAAAATACTACATTAGCTAGATTTATTCGTAATTTAGAGTCAAGGATTTATGCACAGCTATCAAGACAGTTAGTAGAAAATTTATTTGGAGAAACACCAAGCACAGAGGGTACTTTAACATTAGAGGGTAATACTATCCAATATAGTATTAAAGATGGCATTATTACTCTTATAATAACGGATGAAAACGGAAATGTTACAGAAATACAACTACCTATTGGCGATTTTTCTTTCTAGTTGTAGTTTAGCTCCTGTAGATACTAATTTACAACAAGGTAAAACTTTACCTAGTATTTTACAAATACAATCTGAAGAATTATTAAATGTAGCACAACCTAAAATACCTATTGTTGTCGCAGTATATCCTAATAGTTTTACAGACCAAACAGGTCAAAGAAAAAGTAATAGTGAATTTGCTTTGTTTTCATCTGCTATAACACAAGCACCAAGTCATTTATTAATTAGAACTCTTAAACATACTGCAGATGGTAAATTTTTTAGAGTAGCTGAAAGAGTTGGATTAGATAATCTTACAAAAGAAAGACAACTAATTCGTTCTGCTAGAGAACAAAATGAAGCAACAGATGGACTTAAACCTATTATGCCTTTATTATTTGCAGGTGTTCTTATGGAAGGTGCCGTAATTGGATATGACACAAATATTAAAAGCGGTGGTATAGGTGCTAGATATTTAGGGATTGGTAGTAGTAAACAATATCGTATAGACAATATAACAGTTGCCTTGCGTATGGTTTCTATAGCTACAGGAGAGGTATTAATTGATGTCCTAGTAAATAAACAAATTTATAGTTATGGACAATCACAAGATGTTTTTAGATTTATTGAAGCAGGTACAGAACTTGTAGAAATAGAAACAGGAGATGCAGAAAACGAACCTACAACTTTAGCTTTACAAAAAGCTATAGAAGAAGCTGTTTTCCAAATCGTTAAAATAGGTTATAACAAAGGTTTCTGGGAGAAAAAAAATGAAACAATTAAAATTAATAAGCCTGATTGTGATGCTGACTGCATTGACAATATACGCGGCTGATAACGAAATTTATGTTGACCAGTCAGGTGCAACAGCTAATATAGATTTAGAACAAATTGGTTCTGGAAATATTATTGGTGGTTTAAATTCTGTAGCAGGAACTCTTACTGCTTTAGATTTAGATGGTACTACTATGACGCTAGATATAAATCAAATAGGTGATACAAACAAATTTCTTGGTGATATATTAGGAGATTCTGTAACAGGTTTTTTTGAATTTGATGGTGATAGCAATACTTTTACTATTCAAGGCGACCCTACTAATACTTATGGTATTGATAGTTCAAATTATAATGTTGCTGTTACAGGTAGTACCAATACATTTACTTTAGACCATGGCACAAGTGCTTTAGCAGCAACTCTTGATTTAGATTGGATTATACAAGGTGATAGTAATACATTTGACTTTGATATTAATTATGATGGCGGTACTTCTTATGTTGATGTTGATGGTGATAGTAACACAGTAAACTTTACAGGTTCTGGTTATGCTGGTGGTTATTTTTATTTAGACCAAGCAGGTAATAGTAGAACATTTAATATTACACAAGCAAGTACCCAAGATAATGACTGGCTTAAAATTCTATCTATTGGCAATAGTGGTACTGTGTGCGTTATTCAAAACGACCAAGGTACAAGCACAAGCTGCTGATATTGGAGATATATCTGAACTAAATGGTTCAGCACAAATTGTAAGAGATAAACCTTACGAGGCTAATTTAAAGTTTGCTATACAAAGCAATGATGAAGCTATAACTAAAAATGGTCGTATGGCTATTACTTTTTTAGATGATTCAACTGTAAAGCTAACTGAACACTCACAGCTTTTAATAGATGAATATATCTATGACCCTGACCCAAGCAAAGCAAAGATGGCTCTTACCTTTGGGCTTGGTACAGCAAGGTTTATTACTGGTAATCTAAACCGCATAGATAAGCAAAACATATCTTTAAAAACACCTACTGCAAATATAGCGATTAGAGGGACTGATTTTACGGCTACAGTTGATGAACTAGGGCGTAGCCTTATAATATTGCTACCAGACGCTCTAGGGCTTTCTAGTGGCGAAATAGAGGTAGTTACAGCTATGGGTACAGTTTTATTAAATAAACCTTACCAAGCCACTACTGTAGATGTATTTGAGAGCTCACCTACTAAACCTGTAATATTAGATTTAACATTAGATATTATAGATAATATGTTAATTGTTACGCCACCTAAAGAAGAAGATATTGCACAAGAAGAAACAGCAACAACTAAAACAGTTAATTTATTAGATTTTAATGATTTAGATATAGATTATTTAGCAGAAGATTTTTTAGAAGATAATAGTTTAGAGTTTACAGAATTAGATATTAACTATTTAGATGTTAATTTTCTTGAAGATTTATTAAATGTTTTAGATGCTTTAGCAATAGAAAAAGAAGAGGACCAATTAGCTTTAGCTACAGGTGTAAATATTTCTGGTACTTTAATTGGTCAAGATACAGACACACAGATAACTACAATAGTAACAGGACAAGTTATAAGTTTGCGTAGAAAAATAAGCGAATCAGTACAAGTAGATTTAAACTCAGGAAATGGCTATACAGTAATTTTGATACAAGATGGAGTATCTAATATAGTAAAAATAAATGGCGGAGGAGACTCTGTTATAACAATTAACCAAAGTAGCGGATGAAAAAATTATTATTACCTATACTTATAATACTTTTATTGCCATTAATATATCAGTCAACACCTACAGAAATATTAAAACTAAAAGTATTTGACTCATTTATACAAACACCAGAACCATCAGGTAATTTTGTAATACTTAACATAACAGAAGAAGATGTAGAACGAGAAGGTGGTTATCCATTACCTAGAAAAAGATTAGCTGATATACAAATGGAAATTATTGGTAAAGGTGCTTTAGGAGTTGGTTGGGTTATATCTTTTCCACAAGCAGATAGAATGGGTGGTGATGAAGATTTTGGAAGGTCTTTAGGATATGCACCAAGTGTAATAGCTATGTTTGAAGATGGTAAAGGTAATTATCCTAAACCAACAGGAACTGTAGTGAAAGGTGAGGATAATGGTGGTATAGTATCTTTGGGAGTGAAACAAAACCATCCTCTACTAGCAAATAATACGCTATCTGGTTTAGCTATTGCTCCCACCGAAGTTGACCAACTTGTAAGAAAAATACCTCTTTTAGTAAAAACACCTGATAATAATTGGATTCCTAGTTTTGGTACACAAATATACAAAGCTTTGTTTGGTGTAAAAACATATATTATAAAAACTAATGATAATGGTATAGAAGAAATATCAATACGAGGAATACCACCTGTTAAAACAGATAGTCTTGGTCGTAAATGGATTAGTTGGATAGATACAGAACAAACTAATTTACAAGAGATGAATGTAAATGGAAAGTTTGTTTTTGTAGGTGTTACTGCAAATGGCGTATTTCCTCAAATAGCTACACCAGTTGGATTATTAGAACCACATAAAATACAAGCAGCATTAGCAGAATCAATTTTAATACAAGACAGTCCTTATATTCCTGATTGGCATTTAGCAGTTGAATTATTAATTCTAGTGATAACAGTAACTTTTGTCTGGTTATGTGTAAATATTTTTGGAATGACGCTAGGAATAACATTTACCAGTATATTATTCTTTTTAACAATATTTTTTGGACATTATCTAATCCAGCGTGGAATACTAATAGATGTAAGTTGGACATTAATTTCACAGTTTATAACAGCATCAATAGGTTTTTATTTAAGATTTAGAGAACAATACAAATTAAGACAACAAATTAAAAAACAATTTGAACATTATCTTGACCCAAGACAAGTTAAAAAATTACAAGATAACCCAGATTCTTTAGTATTAGGTGGTGAAAGAAGATACTGTACATTTTTATTTACAGATGTAAGAGGTTTTACTGCAATGTCTGAAAAGTTAGAACCAGAACAAGTAACAGAAATAATGAATAAAGCACTTACTATACAAGCAGATGCAGTTAAAAAGTATGGCGGTATGGTAGATAAATATATTGGTGATGCCATGATGGCTATTTTTAACGCACCGATTGACCTTCCAGACCATGAAACTTTATCTGTGTTATGTGCTAAAGAAATACAAGAAAATATTAAAAAAGCTAATTTAGGTGTTGAAATAGGAATAGGTGTTAATACTGGATATGCTGTTATAGGCAATATGGGAAGCGAAACTAGGTTTGATTATACCGCTATAGGTGATGCAGTAAACCTTGCTGCTAGGCTTGAAAGCTCTACAAAGGAAGTTGGAGAAGATATTGTTATTGGATATAATACAATTCATGTAGAAAATTTTAGTTCTGAAATAATATTAAAAGAATTAAAAAGTATATATGTAAAAGGTAAAGAAAAACCAATACAAATATATACAATAGATTAATTAAAGGAATTTTATGAAAGCAATATTAAAAAATATAGTAGGTGCTGTTGCACCAACATTAGGCACAGCAATTAGTGGACCTTTAGGTGGAATGGCTATGGGTAAAATAGCTGAAGTGTTAGGCGTATCTAATGACCAAAAATCTATACAACAAGCTATACAAAATGCTACACCAGAGCAAATGCTAGAACTTAAAAAAGCTGAACAAGAGTTTGAAGTACAAATGAAAGAACTTGATGTAGATGTATTTAAGTTAGAAGTAGCAGATAAACAAAATGCTAGAGGTATGTTTAGCAAAGACTGGACTGCCCGTATTATAGGTTTATTTACCATAGGTGGTTTTTTAGGTTATATATTTTTAGTTACTTTACAACCACCAGAACAAAATTCTGAAGCACTTATAAATTTAGTGTTAGGTTATTTAGGAGGGTTAGCAAGTGCAATTATTTCGTTTTATTTCGGAGCATCTCATACCAGCGACAAAGGAGAATAATATGAATATATCACAAGAGGGTTTATCATTAATTAAAAAATTTGAAGGTTGTGAACTTGAAGCTTACAAATGTGCAGCAGAAGTTTGGACAATAGGTTATGGTTCAACTAAAAGTGTTAAAGAGGGTGATACTATTACCCAAGAAGAAGCTGATGAATTGTTATTACACGAAATGGAAGAATACGAAGGTTATATAAATGACTTGGTTGAAACTAATTTAAAACAAAACGAATTTGATGCTATGGTTTCATGGGTATTTAATCTTGGACCAGCTAATTTAAAAAGTTCAACTTTGTTAAAAGTGTTAAATAGTTCACATCCAGATTGGAATGATGTACCAGCACAAATAAAAAGATGGAATAAAGCTGGTGGAAAGGTTTTACAAGGTCTAATAAGAAGAAGAGAAGCAGAAGCCTTACTATTTGAAGGCAAAGAATGGCATGAGGTTTAACTATGCCATTAGCAAAGTATGTATTTAAACCAGGTATAAATAAAGAAGGTACTAATTATAGTAATGAAGGTGGCTGGTTTGATGCAGATAAAGTTAGATTTCGTAAAGGTAGACCTGAAAGAATAGGTGGTTGGCAAAAACAAAGCACAGATAGTTTTATAGGTACTTGTAGAAAAATTTATCCATATAAAGTATCTGATGGTACTGATTATATAACTTTAGGCACTCATCAAAAATTTTATGTATTACAAGGCAATGTTTATTACGATGTAACACCTATTAGAAGTACAACATCTGCAGGAGATGTAACATTTGCAGCAACAGATGGAAGTACAACTATTACAGCTACAGATACTTCTCATGGTGCAGTAGAAGGAGATTTTGTTACATTTAGTAATGCTGCTAGTTTAGGTGGTAATATTACTGCTGCAGTTTTAAATCAAGAGTATCAAATAGATAGTGTTCCAACTGCTAACACATTTACTTTTACAGCTACTGCAACTGCTAATTCAAGTGATGAAAGTGGTAATGGTGGTAGTTCTACAGTTGGTACATATCAATTAAATTCTGGATTAGATGTTTATGTTAAATCTACTGGCTGGGGTTCAGGTACATGGGGTGCTGGAAGTTGGGGTGCTGCTACTGATTTATCTTTTACTAATCAATTAAGATTATGGTCAATAGATAATTTTGGTGATGATACAGTATTAAATCCAAGAGCTGGTAGTATTTTTTATTGGGATGAATCTTCTGGTTTAACAACAAGAGCAGTTAATATTTCTACTTTAGCTGGTGCTAGTGATGTACCAACAGCAGTATTACAAACAATGATTTCTGATGTTGATAAACACGCAATAGCTTTTGGTTGTAATCCAATAGGTTCTTCTGCTATTGACCCTTTATTAGTAAGATTTTCAGATACAGAAAGTATTACAGATTGGACACCAACTGCAATAAATCAAGCAGGTGGAGTTCAACTATCTATGGGTTCAACCATTATAGGTGCATTAAGAACAAGACAAGAAATACTTATTTGGACAGACGCAGGTATAATTTCTATGAGATTTGTAGGTGCACCATTTGTATTTTCATTTAATGAAGTAGCTCATGGACCATCTTTAATTGGACCTAATGCAGCAGTAAATGCTAATAATAGTGTTTATTTTATGGATAATGGTGGATTTTATATTTATTCAGGTTCTGCACAAAGACTACCTTGTACTGTATTAGATTATGTTTTAAGTGATTTAAATCAAGGACAGGCACATAAAGTATTTGGTGCAGTCAATGATAGTGCTAATGAAATTATGTGGTTTTATCCTTCAGGTACAAATACAGAAATAGATAAATATGTTATGTATAACTATTTAGAACAAGTATGGTCTATTGGTACAACATCAGATAATTTTGTAAGAACTGCTTGGGATGAAGCATTAATACTAAATAATCCTATAGCTGCTAGTAAAAATAGCAGTACAGTAAATACTAATTATCTTTATGCACATGAAATAGGACATGGAGATGATGGTAGTAACTTTACAGCATATATAGAATCAAGTGATTTTGACTTAGACCCTGATGGCGAAAAGTTTATAGCAGTAAATAAAATAATACCTGATATACAATTTAGAGACCAACAATCTACATCTGATGATGTAACTATAACAATAAAAGGTAGAAATTATCCATTAGAAGATTTATCTACTTTATCTACTGTATCAGTTACACCAGCTTCTACATTTACTAATACAAGAGCTAGAAGCAGACAATGTGCTATTAGAGTATCTAATTCATCAAATGATTATGGTTGGAGACTTGGTGATTTAAGATTAGATATAAGACCAGATGGTAAAAGATAATGGCAAATCCTAAATCAATAGCATTACCTTTAGCACAACAAGAATATAGTTCCGCAGATGAGGCAGTTACAAGAAGAATACTAGAACAAGCAATACAAGATTTAGCTATAGAAGTAGATAAATTACAAAGATTACAAAGTGTTGTAGTTAGTAAAGGTTTAAAAAGACATCAATTTTTATTAATGGGAATGAAGCATGGCTGATAATTTAAAAGTATTAGGTCAAGTTGACCCTGCAGCAACAACAACAACTACACTTTATACTGTGCCTAATATGACACAAACAACAGTTAGTTCTATAGTTGCAGCAAACAGAACAGGGTCTGCAATAACATTTAGATTAAGTGTTCATGTAGCTGGTGCAGGTGCAGATGATAAACAATATCTTTATTATGATAAATCAGTAGCAGCAAATGATTCATTATCAATAGTTTTAGGTATAACATTAAATCAGACAGATGTCGTAAAAGTTTATACAAGTGCAGTAGATATGAGTTTCAATATGTTTGGTTGCGAAACCAAAGAGGAAGATAGATAAATATGGATATAAAACAACAAACCAAAAATGTAGCAGCACAAGGTCGTTTTGGCGATTCTATGTTACTTCATGTAAATCCTGCAGAAGTTAAAGGATTAGCATCTGCTATGCCTATAACAATAAATCCAGATACAGGACAACCAGAAGCTTTTCTACCTTTCTTAGCACCTATGTTAGGTAGTTTAATAGCACCAACAATTTTAGCTGGAACAGGATTATCAGCAGCAGCTATGGCAGGTATAGGAGCAGGTTTAGCTACATATGTACAAACAGGTGGTTCTGGCAGTAAAGCATTAATATCAGGTCTTACAGCAGGTATGGGTACAAAAGCTTTAGAGGGTGTAGCAAATCCAGGTTTAGATACAGCTATAGCTGATGCACAAGTTACAGCAGGTATAGGTACACCTGTTGACCCAAGTCTTGTTGGACCTGTAATACCACCTACAAGTTTTGCACAAACACCACCTACAACTTTAGCTGGTCAACAAGCTGCAGAACAAGCAGTAAGACAAAGTGTAGGTGGACCAGGAGCATCTTTACAAAAAATATTTAGTCCTGGATTAGATGAAGGTGTAAAAGCATTAGGAAGTGCAGCAATGACTCCTACTGGTATGTTAGCAGGAACTGCAGCAGGTACTGGAGCTGTAATACAATCACAAGAAGAGTTTGAAAGACAAATGGCTGAACTTGCATTAGAAGAAGAAGAGCGTAAAAAAAGAATGTATGAAATGTACCCTGAACAAATACCAGTAGCTAGTGGTGGTAAAACAGGTTATCAAAGAGGTGGTATGTCTTTTTATCCAACCTTTGACCCAATGATGAACATGAATTTTAATCCAGTACAAAATATAAATCCAACTACTACTAGACAAACTAGACAAATTAATCCTGGATTTATGGCAGGTTTTTCTCCTGAATACAGATACTTTCGAGGTGATGACCCAAAAAGATATTTAACAAGATATGCTGGAAATATAAAAGATAGTAGTAATCCACAAACTTATGGATTTCAACCACCAGTACAACCATTATCTCCTCGTCAATTTATTAACGAAGGTAGATATATGCCTCCTCCAAGATTTGGTGGATATGGCAATCCTTTTATGCAAGCACCAAGTTATAGAAGTTTTTATGGTAATCCACAAATGGGTGGCATGATTAATCCTTATGCAAGATTTACACAACAACCTATACAACCATACTTTGCACCACCTCCAATTTATACACCACCACCACCTCCACCACCACCTAAAGATGATTTACCACCACCAGATATTCCACCACCTGATGATAATATAGGTCGTAAAGGTACAACTAGAAATATAATACCTACAAGTTCACAAGATGAATTTGTTACTAAAGGACCTGTAAGAGGAGGTATGAATCGTGAAAATCCAGTACCTATAACTACACCACCTCCTACAATAACAATACCTATTGAAGGTGGAGCAGATGTAAAAATACCTGATTTTAGTAAAATAAATACTCCAATAACTTCTCCAATGATTAAAGGTTTAGAAGATAGAGATGCTATGCGTCAAGAACGACCATTAGGAAGTTTTGAAAATCCTCTGTTTACTCAGATAGGTGTAGGATTAACAGGCACACCAATAGAGGAAAGAAATAAGCGTCTGTTGAGACCAATAGAAATTCCTAAAGGTAGTGATGAAATGTCTATAGATAGAGTAGCACCTACAGATGATATGGTTAGATTACCTGGACTACCATTACAAGCAAACCCAGCACCAATTACAACACCTCCTCCAACTCTTCCAACTCCAGCAGCACCAGCTAATACACCTATGCAAAAACCTATGTCTATTGGTGGACCAGGTGGTTCTAAAAATGATATGTTTAGATTTGTTAAACCAACAGCTATGTTTGCAGAAGGTAAAGATACTGATAAAGAATTACCTAATGAAGGATTAAAAGCTTTAGCTAAAACAGAAAAAGGTAAAAAAGTTGTAGAAGCAATGGGTTATCAAGAAGGTGGACCAACAGATATGATGCAAGACCCAATAACACAAGAAGTTATACAGTTTATTCTTGGTGAAACAGATAATAATGAAATTATAAATGAGTTTATTATTAAGTATGGTCAAGAACAACTTATGATGTTAAGAGATATGATATTAAAACAAGCTGCAGGTAATCCAGATGTGCAAACAGAAGGATTAATAGAAGGTGTTGGTAATAGTGGCATGGCAGATGATTTACCTATGAATATAGGCAGTAAACCTATAGCTGCTGTATCACAAGATGAATATATTATTCCAGCAGATGTTGTATCTATGTTAGGCGATGGTAGTTCTGATGCAGGTTCTAAACAACTAGATGGTATGTTAGATAGAGTTAGAATGGCTAAGACTGGTGGCAAAACACAGGCTCCACCACTAAATCCAAATAAGGTATTACCAGCATGAATCAAGTAGCAGAAAAAATAGAACTAGAAACAGAACATGATTTTGAAATATCACTTGTGCCAGATGATAGATTAACTTTAGTTTGGGAACAATGTGAAAAACATTTACAAAAATCTTGTAATCGTTCTAATGGTAGAGCTTTACCTAAAGATATATTTTATGACTGTTTAAATAAACAAGCTTCTTTATGGATTATATTTGATAAAGAAACATTAGATATATTTGGATGTTCTATAACAAAGATAGTTGAATATCCAACTGGTAAAAGAATGTTAAATATAGACCATATTGGCGGTAAAAAAATGGATGAATGGATTGATAGAGGTCTTGAAGTTATAAACAAATGGGCTAAAAGTAATGAATGTGTAGGCATAGAAGGTATTGGTAGAGCAGGTTTTTGGAATTGGATTAAAGATAGACAAGGATGGGAAAAAACAGCAATTTTTTTTGAATATGAATTTAAGGAGAATGAATAATGGGTGGAAGAAGCGGTGGTTCATCATCAGCACCAACTGAAACAAGAGTAACTCAAACAGATTTACCAGAATATGTACAACCATATTTTGAACGACTCCTAAAAAGAGGAGAAGCAGAATCTAATCAACCATATACTCCATATAGTGGAGAAAGAATAGCGTATTTTTCTCCTGATGAATTAGCTAGTCAAGGTATGACTAGAGGTTATGCACAAGCAGGAACTCCACCAGAATATCAATTAGCTTCACAAAGAGCTGCTATGTTAGGTGGACCATATGGTTCTGGTTATCAAGCTGATTACTTAGGCAATACATATGATGCACAAGAATATGGCTCTGGCTATCAAGCTGGTTTAGTAGGTTCTGATTATCAGGCAGCAGCTATGGGTCCAGGTTATCAAGCACAAGGTTATTCACCTAGATATCAAGCAAGAAGTGCTGGACCTGATTATAATGTTTTAGGATATGAATCTAATATAGGTAGATTTATGAATCCATATCAACAAGCTGTAACTGATATACAAAAAAGAGAAGCTATTAGAACTTCTGAAATGATGGGTGATAAGACTGCTGATGCTGCAGCTATGTCTGGTGGTCTTGGTGGTTATCGTGAAGCTATTCTACAAGCAGAAAGAGAGCGTAATTTAGGTCAACAACTTGATGATATTCAAGCAAAAGGTAGTTTAGGTGCTTTTCAATCAGCACAAGCACAACTTGCAGCAGAAAGAGCAGCACAATTAGATGCTTCAAGATTTGGTCTACAACAATTTACTGCAGAAGAACAAGCAAGACAGGCACAAGAAAGATTTGGACAAAGTGCGTATGGATTAGAAGAAGGTTCTTTCCAAAAACAAACACAATTAGATACACAAAGATATCAAGCAGGTGAAGCTGCAAGACAAGCAGCAGCTAAGTTAGGATTAACAGCAGCACAACAAAATGAAGCAGCACGACAAGCACAAGAAAAATATATGCAAAGTGCATATGCTCAAACAGAAAAATCTTTCCAAGAACAAGGAAAACAAGATATTGCTGCTTATCAAGCTAGAGAAGCTGCTAGACAAGCACAAGAAAAACTTGGTCAATCAGCTTATGATATGTCTCAACGATATGGTTTGGCATCTGTAGATGCTCTTAGAAATGTTGGTGGAGATATACAAGATGATGTAAGACAAAGAATAGCTGCATTAACAGGTATAGGTTCACAACAAAGAGCAATGCAACAAGCATCTATGGATATGGGTTATCAAGACTTTTTAAGACAACAAGGTTTTGGTCAACAACAGCTAGGTTTCTTAGGTGGATTATTAAGAGGTGTGCCTGTTCAACCACAACAACAAATAAGCACTTATCAACAACAACCAGGATTATTCCAATCAGCTTTAGGCATGGGATTACAAGGACTGGGTTTATATAAAGGAATGAGTTAATGGCAAATTTAGTAGAATTATCAAATGAATTAGAGTTTGTTCCAAAAGAACAGTTAATACAAATGTCGCAAGACCCTAACTCTACTTATCCCTCTTATTTAGTATTATCTGAAATACAACGAAGAACACAAATGGAAAAAATGTATGCTGCACAACAGCCTAAACCAGAAACAACTGTTTCTGAAGAGGTAGTAGCAGAATTTGCAGGAAGTCCATCTGGTTTAGGAGCTATGGCTCAATCATCTGATACACCAAATGCTTTCCAATCGGGTGATATGGGTAACATGGCTCCGCCTTCTCCTTTAATGGCTGCTGCTAGTGGTGGTAAAATAAGTTATGAAGAAGGTGGTAGTACATCTGACGATATATTAAAAATGTTATCACCAGCATATGCTTTATATTCAGGAAATTCTGCTGGTATTTTAAATATGGTTGATAAAAATATGGGTATAGCACCTTTAATTAAATCATATTTAGATTCAAGAAAAAAAGATGATAATGAAGATATAGAAAAATTATCTGTATCTGATGAATCTATGGCTAATGGTGGATTAACAGGCTATCAAGCAGGTGGTAGTATAGGAGCAGGTACAGATAGTTTATCTGCAACATTTACTAATCCAATACAAAATCAAGATGTAAATAATGAATCAGGATTTTTAAGTAAAGCAATAAATTGGGCAAAAGAAAATCCAACAGATGCTTTATCATTAGCTGCTAATGCAACATTTTTTATTCCAGGTGTAGGTGTTGTTCTTGGTTCTGCAGTAAAAGGAGGTATTGCACTATTGCCTAAAGTTGTAGCAGCAGCTAAAAAAGTTGCACCTGCAATTAAAAGTGGTGTGCAAAAAACTTATACAGTTCCTAATCCAGCTTTACAAGGTGGTTTAAAAGTAGGGCAAAGAAAAGTAATAAACCCAAAAACAAAAACATCTAAAATAATTGATACTGCTACAGGTAAAGATATACCTGAAAGAGCATTTAGTTTTGGAAGAACTGGTGTAGCAGCATTACCTATTGTAGGTTCAACTAAATTAGGTATTGAAGCATTATTAGATGAAGAAGAAATAAATCCAGCAACAGTACAAACACAAACTGAAGGCTCACAAGAACAAGTATTTAAAGATGTAATTACTGGTGATGCAAATGCAGATAAAGATAAGGGATTAGGTCAAAGATTTAAAGACTTTGTAAAATCTTCTCGCGGAGCAGATATGTTAATAGGTCTTGGTGGTGCTATAGGTTCTGCTAGAAATTTAGGAGAATTAAGTAGTGGTATATCTGATGCTTACTTTGGAATTAAATCAGCAGAACAAGCTTCAGAATTACAAGGCTTACAAGGTAGATTATTAGAAGCACAAACTGCTAAATATGAAGCAGATGTAGCTAATATGCCATTAGATATTGCTATTAAACAGTATCAATCTTTAAATGATTTAGTTGATTCTGGAGTTTTAACACCAGACGAAGCAAAAGTAAGAGAAGCTGCATTACTTAAAAGAATACAACAATTACAAGGAATAACAGTTGCTGAAAAAGATAAAAGAGATGAATTATTAGGTTTAGTCCAAGAAGTAGGATAATAAATTATGGCTGAATATGATATTGGCGAAGGAAAAAAAATAAAAATTCCTGATAATTTAGACCCCGAAACAAGACTACAATTAGCTGAAGTTGTTAAAGATAAATACGGCATTGATATAAATCAAACATCAGCATTAGGACAAGTAGGCGAGTTTGTAAAAGCAATACCAAGAGGTGCTGCTGGATTAGCTTTAGATGTGCCTACAGGTATTGTTGGTTTATTTGATATTGGCAACGACAGTAACTTATATAAAGGTCTTGAAGGATTACAAGATAGATTAAGAGAAGATTCTATATTAGCAGGAGACCCACGATATGCTGATAAGTTTTCTACAAAACTAGGAGAAGGCATAGGTTCATTCGGACCATTCTTAGGTGCAGGTCTAGTAGGTAGAGCACTAGCTAAAGCACCAGGAGCAGCTAAGGGCATACTATCACCAACATTTACAGCACCAACAGCTTTAGCAATACCCACAGGTATAGCAGCACAAGGCGATAGACTACAGATAGCTAGAGAAATGGGCGAAGATGTAAGTGGTTTAACTGAAACTACTGCTGAATTATTTGGTGGTCTTATAGGTATAACTGAAGTATTACCTGTTGCTAGAATTTTAGGTAAAGTATCTAGTAAAACAGATTTAAATACTAAAGAAAGATTAGTATCTGCATTACAATCAGGAGCTGCTGAGGGTGGACAAGAGGTAGCTGCAAGTATATTACAAGATTTAACAGCTAGAGGTCTTTATAGTGAGGACTTACCTATAGCAGATAGTATGTTTGAAGAGTTTACTATTGGCGGTATTATTGGTGCTGCTGCTGATTTAGTTGTTACTAGTATGGCAGGTAAAAGTTCTGCTAGAAGAAAACAACTAGAAGAAGATAATTTAAGAGCTGATGAAAATAAAGCTCAGTTAATAAATGCAAAAAAAGCTGAACTTGCAATGGAGCAAGGCACTCTTGAAGAAATACAAGATATACCACCTACTATAGTTCCACAACTTATAGCACCTGAAGAACTAACAACAGAGCCTTCAGTAGAAGTAGTAATGACTCCACAAGAACAATTTGCCGTTGTTGATATTACTAATCCTGAAGCTCCTGCACAGGTTGATATAAAAGATACAGAAATAGAAGCTATTAAAGTAAGAGATAAGATAACAAAAGACTTTAATAATAAAAAATTAAAATCAAAACTAGATAACGATACATATAACTTAGGACTAATTAATAGTTCTACTGCTTATGAAATAGGACAAAGTTTAGAAGATACTAAAGCTAGTAATGTAACTATTCAACAATTAATAAATAGTGTGCCTAAAGATTCTAAACAAGAGGTAATTCTTAGAGGTTTAGTAAATAGTTTTGTTGCACAAAATCCAGGCAAAACTTCTCGTAGCTATCCTAGATTATCTATGAAACAAGCTAAAGAATTATTAACACCTAAACAGTTTAATGAATTTACATCTGCATATGCACAAGGAGTATTTAAAGCTTCTGAAAAAAATGGTGAGCCTTCTATTGTTGCAGATAAAGATAAACCAAATACATCAGCTATGTATATATTAGAAATAGCTGCATCTAAAAATATAGATTTATCTTTTCAATCACCTGCTGTTCAATATGCAGCAGAAAAATACACAGGTACGCCTGAGTTTAAAAAAATGAAACAAGGTCAAAAAGAATTATTTTTAGCTAAACTTCATTCACTTCCTAAGTTCAATTCAAGAACAACTTTCCCAGACTTTAGACCAAGAGATTATTCTGCACAAGATATGGCAGATTTTGTTGCTGAAATGAAAAGCAATAATATGACTTTTAATAAAGCATCCTTAAAACAAATGGGTCGGAATGAACAATTTCTTGATGATTTAATTTATAGCAATAGAGCAGAAAAAATAGATGGCATTAATAACTATAAGATAAGAGATAACTTTGAGTTTGATATAGCTAGAAGAGCAGAAGGTTTTAATGAAACACCAGAAGAGTTTGGTGCAAGACTTACTGCAGAAGGTAAGTTGCCTCCAGAAACTATTGCAGAATTAGTACAACAAGAAACAACAAAACAAGAAAGATTACTACCACCTGCAGAAGTAATACCTAAAACTATTAATTATGCTGAGACTTTAGAGCAAGGTAAGACTAATAAGTTTGCACAAGAAATAAGAAAAACAATGGATGCTAGAGGTCTTAAAGAGACTGGCATTGTTATAAGTGATGACATAATCTCTACTAGCACATTAAGACAAATAGAAGGTGAAATAAAGTATGACCCTAGTCAAGTTAGAGCAACAGAAACACAAGGAGCTGTAGAAGGAGAATATGATAGAAATACAGATACTATTTTCTTATCTCTTAATGCAGTAAATCCTGATGGTAGTGCTACCGATGTAGAGATACAAGAAAGACTTAACAAAGTATTAGACCATGAGATGATTCATGCTCTTCGTGCAAAAGATTTAATTACTAAAGCAGAATATAGTTATTTAACTAAAATGGTTAAGCAAACTAAATTTCCTAAACAAAATCAAACTTTTTATCAAGAAGCTATTAATAGAACTAAGCGTGAGTTTGAAAATAGAAATTTAACAGATGCGTTTAAAGAAGAATATATTGTAGAAGAAGCTATAGCAGAACTATTTAGACAAAAAGATTTACTGGTTAATACTCCTCCTAAAGTAGAAGGTATCTACAATAAGATTATTGAGTTCTTTAAATCTATGGGTCAAGCTATGCGTAGCTCAGGATATAAGAGTGCTACAGAAATATTTAATGATATTGAATCAGGCAGGATTGGCAGAAGAGAAAGAGATATAGTAAGAACTACTAGGATTGGAGATAAGGGATTACAATCATTTAACTTTGCTACAGACTTTTCACAATTAGATGAACCTGCAGTTAGACCAACAATAATTCCTGGTGATGAAATAAAACAAACTCTAAAGCCTACAGGTATTAGACCTTTAACCATACCAAAACCTACACCTACAACTACTACGCCTCCAGCAGGTCCTACAACTCCTCCTGTTGCACCTACTACAAGTCCTGTGCCAAATAAAATTTATAATGCAAGACAAATGTCTGCAAAAGAAAAATCTGATGAAAGAACTTTTATTTTAGATGGTCTTAAAAAAGCAGGTGTATTTAATCCAAGAAGTCGTACCAAAGGTGATTCTGTAAAAATGATGAAATGGTTAAAAAATAATGCACCTAATAAAGACTATAAAATTATAGCTACAAAAGTTCATCAATCTTTAGTTGCATTAGAAAAATTAGGTTATGACTTTCCTTTAGAAATAACTGCAGATAAAAATAAAACAAGAGGTTTTAGAGGCAGAGTAAGTTATACAATATTACCTAAACCAAAATATTTTAAAATGCGTATAAATGATGTATTTGGTAAAGATTTTGTAGAATTTGCAGAAGGCAAAATTGGACCTACTAATCCTGTTGCTAGAACATTAATGGGCAGCAATGGTGTTAATTTTGAAACATTATTACATGAAGGCATACATCAAGCTACTGTTCCACATATGGAAGATGTAAGTGGTGGTCCAAAATCTAAAAATAAAAAAATACAAAAAGCATATAAAGATTTAGCTAATCAAAGAACAAGAGTTGAGACTTATGTTAAAGATATTATGTCTAAATTTGATGAGGGTGCTACAAATATTGATGAAGGTAATTTAACTTTTGATGAATTTATGTCAAGTTTACCTACTACATTAAATACTTCTTTAAGAGTAGAGTTAAGAGATGTATATTTTAATAATGGCAAGTTAAGAACTGAAAGTGATGTAAGAAGTAGGTTAAAATATTTTAAAGAAAATTTAATAGATTATAGAATAAATGGAATACAAAGCGGAAAATCAAGACCAGATTCTGCAGAATTTTTAACATTTGGTTTAACAAATAGAAACTTTCAAGAACTATTAGAATCTATACCAACAAAACCAGGTGCTACTAAAAGTATATGGAATGAATTTGTAGAAGCTATTAGAAATATATTAGGAATACCAGCTAAACTTGATACAGAGTTATCTGCATTTCTTAAAAATGCTGGAGTAGCTTTAGATTTACAAGCTGAAGGTGTACCTCTTGCAGGTGATAATCGTCCAGGAGGTATAGCTGAAGAAGTTTCTTTATTTAGTAGAACAACAAACAAATATCCAAAAACACAACAACAAATAAATACTGCACCTAGAGAAATACTAGAAGAAAGTTTAAATTATCACAATCAATTATTGTTTGAAAAAGAAAGAGAAAGAACAGTAGATGCTACTATATTAAAAGATTGGGAAGTAACAAAATTAAATAGAGCTATAACAAATACATCAGCTATTATAAATAAAACAAAACAAAGATTAAAAGAATTAGATGATGGCATACAACCACCTTTATTTAGTAGAACTGTTACAGATGACGATATTATACAAAGTAGAGAATATCAGAACAGATGGTATAGCGAAGTTGCTGAAGCTTATAAAAAATATGAAAAAAATTGGTTAAATTATTATAACAAAGTTATATATGGTTCAGACCAAAATGTATCATACTCAGATGTGCAATACAATGACCCAGAACTTATACCACCAGGAGCTTTTTCAGGTATTAATGATGATGTTCTTGATAAGAGAACTTTTGATGGTATGTTAGTAGGTGAATGGGACTTTGCAACAGAACAATATGATTATTTACCATATGATGCTAGATATGGTAATAGTTTAGATGAATATGGATATGCAGAATATCAAAATTTAGGTTTTGAAATAGGAGATTTTGTAGGTGATGGTAAAACAAAAACATTTATTTTAAATGAATCTCCAGTAGGAGACCTTGTTGTTACAAATGATTTAAGTAAATGGAATCCTAAAACTGGTAAATACGAAAGCATTAAAGATGAAGAAGATTCTTTATATTATTATCCAAGTCCAAGTGATTTACCACAAAATTTTGTAGACTCAGATGGAAATTTCTTTGATAAAAGAATTAAAAGAGGAACTAATAAATTTGATATAGATGGCAATAAAATAACTTTTAAAACTGCTCCTGCTAAAGGAGAATCAATTACAGTACGAAAACGTATATATAATATAGCAGCATTTTTACAAGACAAAATAGTAAAAGAAATGCGTAGTGAAAATACTTTAAATGAAAATCCAGAATGGATGAAACAAAGTTTTGAAAAAAATAATAATATTTTTTATAGAGGAGAAAATCCAAATACAGGTGTAGCTACTGGAGAAGATTTCTTTGCATTAGGTGAAGGACTTTATTTAACTGATAGAGTAGCTACAGCACAAGCTTATGCTAAGCAAGTAGGAGAAGCTGGTATAGTAAATAAATATTTTGTTCCTAATAATATAAAATTACTTGATGCTGATAGTACACAGTTTATAGAGTTTAAAAAACAATTAGATTTAGAATCTTGGGAATCTCCAAGAACTAAAACAGATACATTTGCATTAACAAATAAAGTAAAAAAAGCTGGATATGATGGTGTCTATAGTAAAGATGATATGACTGGTATGGTCATATTTAATCCACAAGAAGTAGGTGTAAGACTTGCACCTGAACAAGATACAGATTTACCTACATTTAGTAGAGCAGCTACAGAAACACAACCTCCATATATGGACTTTAATCGTCAACAAATTAGAGACTTTAGTAGTAATAGAGTTGGTTTTTATAATGGAGTAGAAATACCTTTAACTCATGTTACAAGAATGAATGTTGATGATTTTTTAAAACTTACAACATTTGACCAAGAACATATAAACGACATAATGGAAGAAGGTCCAACAGTATATGGTATTTCTGAAGGAGATATAAATGCGGCTTTAGACCCTAAAAATAGAAGAATGTCTAGTGCTATGTTTGACCCAGAAATAGCAGATACTGCATTAACTGCTTCATTACCAAGTTTACAAATTACAGGCAATGGAGAAATAATTAGACATGAAGGCAGACATAGAGTTGCATTAATAAAAAAAGGTGGTGGTAGAACTGTTCCTGTATTTATACATTTTCCTGAAAGTAATGTAGAACAAAATATACCTAATCCTAGTGGTCAAACTTTACAAGAACAAGGTGTTACTTCATTAAAAAATGAAAATATAGATGAAGAAAGTGAAGCATATACTAATCAATTTGCAAATTTTGTTGTTCCTATAAATAAACTAGGAGAAATTGCACCTTTACATAGAGATAGTGCTCAAACTAAAGATAAGTTAAATTATGCAGTACAAGTTGCTACTGCTCCTGATATACAAGCAGATATACCTTTATTTAGTAGAGGTCAAAGAGATGATACTGGTACTAATACACAAACAAATATACAGTTAAGAGAAGCTTTAGCAGAAGCCGAAGAAACAGTTAAACAAACACCTAGAGGTTCAATACCTTATTACAATTTAAATGCCTCAGATACAGCCTTAAAGATTGCTATAGACTTTAATAAAGACTTATCTGCTAAGGCACCTGATGATATACCTAATTTTTCAAGACCTACTCTTGATGGACTACAAGATAACTTAAAAGAGTTTATTACTAGAACAGGTGGAGAAGTATTGCCTGACCAATCTATGGGTGCTAGATTTATTGAAGTTGTTAAAGACCCTATTACATCTATTAAAAATTTCTTTAAAGAGTTTAGACAAAGATATATTGACCAATACGATACCCTTACTAAAACATTATTAGCTGGTAAAACTAAAGAATTTTATTTAGGAATAGATGAGAGAACAGGTAAATTAAGAAAAAATCCTAAAACTAAAAAACCTTATACAGAAGAAGAAGCTATAGCAACAGCAGAACAAGTAACACTTGCTAATATGTTTGCAAGTGCAGGTGCAGAACAATCAGTAAGAATGTCTGATAAATCAAGAGGTGTATTTCAAGGTATGCTTACAAGAGGAATACCAACTGATTTAGTAGATGGAGTTAAATCTTTAGTAAAAACAATACCTTTACCTCTTGTTGATGCTAATGGTAATCTTACAGGTAAAACAGGTGGTCTTATACAAATACTTGCACCATTATTTTCTAATCTTAAGTTAAATTTAGAAGCTGTTTTTAAAAGTTATGCTATGTTAAAAAGAGCAAAAAGTCTTGATGAAAGTGGTAGAGAAATAGATACACCAGTTAAACCTAAAGACTATATTCTTATACAGCAAATAGAACAACAACATCCTGAAGTGGTAGAAGTTTATAATAATTATCAAAATTGGAATAATGCTTTAATTAAACTTGCAGAAAGTAAAGGTATTTTAAGTGCAGAACAATCTGCATTATGGAGAGAACATTCTGTTTATTATCCTTTCTATAGACAAATGGTTGATGATAGCGGCATTAAAGGACCTAAAATTGCAGGTGGTTCACTACCAGGAAATCCATTAGATATACAAATAAAAGGTTCAGAAGAAATTATTGATGCAGACCCAATAGAAGCTATATCAAGAAACTCATTATCTATTCTTACAGCAGCATTAAAAAATGATGCAATGAATAAAATAGTTACAAACTTAGAAACAATGGGATTAGCTCAAAAAATATCTGCAAAAGACGCAGGTACAACTGATAGCTTATTCTTCTTTGAAAATGGTAACAAGCAACACTATCAGGTAGATGACCCTAGACTGGTCTATAGTTTACAAAATGTTGGAGGAGTAGCTCCAGGTGCTATAGGAAAATTTTTAGCAGTACCAGCAGGGCTGCTTAGAGATACAGTTACAAGAGACCCAGGCTTTGTTGTTATAAATATTTTAAGAGATACTTTATCTTCTGCTGTAACAAGTGGTGCACCATATACGCCTATCATTGATTCAGTTAAAAATATGTTTGGTAGTATGGAAGAACTAGAACAGTTTGGTGTTCTTGGTGGCTATGACTATTCTGTTGATGAGGGTAGTGTAAAGCAATTTATTACTAGAACTATGCGACAACAAGGACTTACACCAAATAATGGTATGTCTCCTACAGGTGCTTTCTTTAAATTATGGGATGGTTTAGGAGCACTTACTACTAAATCAGATGGTGCAACTCGTAAAGCAGTTTATGATGGTGTTTATAAAATGTTAAAAGAGCAAGGTAAATCAGAAGCAGTTGCACAATCAGAAGCGGCTTATCAAGCACAAGAAATAATTAACTTTGGAAGGCGTGGTTCTGATTCATTATTTAGAATTATTACTGCTGCAATACCATTCTTAAATGCAAGAATACAAGGTCTTGATGTATTACATAGAGGATTATTTGGTAAATATTCTGCTGTAGAAAAACAACAGGTTGGAGAATCACTAAAAGAAGTACAATCAAGAATATTTAGAAGAACATTCTTTAATGCAGGATTACTTGTAAGTCTAACGGCACTTTACTACATGATGGTAAGTGATACAGATGAATACAAAAATCTTAAACGAGAAGTAAGAGATGATAACTGGGTCATGCCTATAGGCAATGGCAATGCAGTTAAGATACCTATTCCATTTGAAGTAGGTATGTTATTTAAAGCTATACCAGAAAGAGTATTTGATATGACTATGGGAGATGATGCTTTTACAAGAAAGTCTGTTGATGAAGCTATGACATCTATTGGCAGACAGGCTCAAACTTCTTTTAACATACCATTCTTTCAACCTGGTGGTGGAATACAATTATTAAAACCTATATCAGAAGTAATAAATAACAGAAATACTTTTACTGATACAGAAATAGTACCCTACTATCAACAAAAGAAAGAACCTGGATTACAATCAAGACCAACTACCAATGAGTTTGCAAGAGTAATGGGTGAAGCTCTTAATATATCTCCTGCAAAGATAGAGCACGTTATGAGAGGTTATACAGGAACACTTGGTGGATATGTATTAAGTGCTGTAGATACTATCACTAGAGGAGCTACAGGAAGTCCTCTAATACCTTCCAACTATCAACTAAGTAAAATGCCAGTCTTTAATAGACTATTACTTGATTTAGATAAGTCGGGTGGTTATCAGCAACAGTTTTATGAGTTAAGAGGAGAGGTTGACAGGGCAGTAGCAACTATCAACTCTCTACAAAAACAAAGAAGATTTGATGAACTATCAGCTTATAGAAGCAATATGCAAGGTGTGTTGAATATCAAAGGACAAGTAAGGTCAATAGAAAGATACTTAGATAACTGGAGAAAGCGTAGAGATAGAATCTATCAAGATGAAAATCTATCTATAACAGTTAAGTCAGATATGATAAGAGATTTAGAACTAGAAAGAGATATGCGACTAGCTATGGTTCCCGAATTGAGGAAGAAAGCTAACATTCCTATTTTCAGTCTTAACCTCTAACATAGCCATATCCTTTTCTTCTTTCAATGGTTTCAAGGTAAAGAAGTCTTTATGTTGTGGATGTCTAGCATGAAATAAACGGGCATAGAAACAGATGTAATCATTACTTATCTTAAAGTCCCCACCCTTAGTTTCTATCTCATTGTGCCAACGAATACGATTAATTATCGCCCAATGCGAATACTTTTTCCTACCACTATTGATAGCCTCCAATGTGTATTGCTCAAACTTATCCCAAACTTGTGGATTCTTTTTGTGCCACTCCCACCACTTTCTTTTTCGTTTATCTAACTTTTCTTGTAGTATATCTTTTAGCATTTGCTTTCCTCCCAGAAAACCATTGACTGGTAAATATTTTTTTGAGCTGCAGCCCAGCAGCGTCAAAAATATTATTTACTGGTCTATTTTTTTTATCACCAATTCACATCTAGGATTTTCTTTATCAATCCCACCATATTTATAAATAACTTGTTTAATTTGTTTACTACTATCATCTTCTAACACTTCTGCTTTTACCAAAGCATCGCAAGTAAACTTGTCAATAATAGAACAAGGATTACTTACATCTAATCTTCTTTTACTTTTTGCATAATAGGTATAAATCAATACAACAGGCTCTTCGTATTTAGGATGACTAATCCTATCAACTAAATTGTCTGCATAAATCTTCTTGGCATTGGATAGTATTCTGTAATGAGCATTACGATAGTTGTTTAAGTTAAGGATAAACTTCTTATTCTTTGTGTAGTAAACCTCTAGCGGTAAATCAATCTTCATCTAACAACTTATTAACTTGCTCTAATAACTCTTCTTCTGTGCCGTAAGCTTCCTCAAATCTTTTCTTATATGGATGTCTGCTTATAGGTCTAAATCTATTGCCTATACGATGATGCTCAAAACAAAGAGGTAATACTTTAAAATGTGAATTAGCCTTTGTCTTACCCTCTATGTGATGTATTTCAGCAGGAGTTATACTTCCATTGGTATTTCTACAAACAATGCAACCTAGCTGACTTACCTTGTCCATGTGTTCAGCTTCTTTCTTTGTTGGTTTTCTACCTTTCAGCAAAACCAATACCTGTATTTATGTTTACTACTCTTCTTATGGGTCTTATCTTATGAGTTTTATTATATTTTGGTAAATAACCCTCTATTAATTTTTTTTCCCAGTATCTTCTTCTACTTTCTTTGCAATATATAACTTTAAACCCATCAAATTTTTTTTCAGATTTAATGTGAGCACATACCCTAGCATAAGGATTTATACTTTCTCCTACATAAACAACAACATTTCCCATAAATAAAATATATACTCCATGTCTAAATATTTCGTTGACTTTGAATTTTCTTCTATGTGATGCTGTTGTAGAGAATTTATCTTTTATTTCCTTGTCTGAAAGATAATGGTCTGTCAACATTCCTGTTGAACCTACTGAAATAGTATTACCAAGAGATGTTGTTCCTAGTGTTAATGTTCCTGTTGAACTTATATGACTAACATTTATGCCCATTTTTTATTTTCTTTTTCTTTCTCTTGTTTCCAAATATCTTCTCAAAGTTATCGTTAAACTTATCTTTGTCAAAGGGTCTTTGTCTGCTACCTTTTGTCATGCTCCATATCTCTTTCTTTCTTCTCTAGCATTAACCATTTTAGTTCTCCATTCCTCAAACCCTACTTCTAAGGCTCTTAACTCAACCTTGACTGCACTTAGTTGACCTTTAGCAACCGCAACAGCTAACCTAGATTGATATACTTCATCTTTGTTTTCTGCATAGTTATCTTGTCCAGTAGCAGTTTTAATGCCCTCAGAAAGAGCAACAGCTTTCCATAAAGCTATTACTCTTTTAACATCTGCTTCTGACTTTAACAATTCGTATTCAGCTTTCTGCATCATGGGAGCGACATTTCTTATTTGTACTTGCCAATTCTCTATCTGTTCATCCATTATCTTGCTCTAAATAAGTAAAACAAACATCTTAAACGCCATTCAGATAGATGTCGTAAGTGTACTGGTATATTTGTTCTGTCCATTATTCAATCCCCATCTTGTTTTTAAAGTGTTCATCTCTAGCTTCCTCTATCTTCAAAAACAGATAGTCCATAAGTTGTTCATGGGATGAAGTTCCCATACCATCTTTGACATTTTTGATTTGTTCAATCAAAGTTCTGTACGCAGACATGAAATCAAAAAATATATACTCGTCTATGTTTTCTTCAATTTGCACCACTAAATCTTTTCCGTAGGTATATTTATCATCAGAAATGATTTGGGTTTTTCCATTTGGATTTGCCATTCTTTTTCTCCCTTTTATTTGGTTTATCTAAATCTAGTGAATCAATTAGTAGATGTGATTCCATCCACTCATTTTTCACTCCCTCTTTCTTCAAAGCATCTTTCAATGCTTTCTTAAATGCTTTTGATTTACCCATTAATCCCTCCTCTAAAATGGAATTTCATCATCTGTAAAGGTTTCAATATCATCGCTTGAATCCTTTACTGGCTCTTCTTTAGGCTCTTCTTTCTTCTGCGGAATGTCTAACCTAGCATACTTGTATTCTTTGCCATTCTTAGAAGTTCTATTCCATAAAGCCACTCTTAGTTCTCCAGTCCCGCCCTCTTTGACAATACTGACTAATTCTTTGAGCATATCTCTACTAATCTCTACCTTACCAGTCCAATCGGGCTGTTTATCATTCTGTTTATAGTCATTAGTGTAGATTGCTCCATCACTTTGGTTTTTATTATCGTACATATTAATCCTCCTTTAGATTGCTTACGATTGTTTTAAGTTCACTATCCAAATCAGCTTTCATCTTAGGAAAGTTATCCCTCAATGTAGCTAAATCTTTAGTATTATTTTTATAATAAGATGTCATAGCATCTTTAGTTTTGCTAAGTTTTGCCAACTCTAAAAAGCTTTTGACAAATAACTCCGCCCATTCTTCTGTTCCATAACCTTTATCTACTTCAACATCTTCTGTTGGAGTTTCTACTGGTGTTGGCTCTTTCTTAGATTCTGTTTCATCATCTAAGTTGTCTATATCATCTTCAACATCTTCGGGCAAATCCTCTCCCGCATAGATATAATGTCCTAAACCAAACATCGCCAAACATTTAGTTAAGCAACGCATTTTAGAATTGTTTACTTGTGAAGAATTAGGATTCTTAACAGCATTGTTTTTAAAGTCCATAACACATAGTGTCATTTCTCTAGTTAAGTTATCTATAGATATTCTACACCTAACCTCTCCAGTTCCATCGGGATATCTGACATAAGGCACATCATCCTCGCCTTGATAGAATAAGTATTGTGCTTGTGGATAGTGTTCTTGTAGAATACCCCACGCCCACGCCCAAGATAGATAAGTTAATTTTCCTTTCTTTTCTATCTTTTCTGAACAATCTATCTTAGATAGCTTGTCCCATACTTCTTTATAAGTTAGTTCTTTACTCATCGCTTTCTCCATAATAAAATTCATATTCCCATTCGTATTTAGGGTTATTGTGGTGTTGCCACATTAACTCAAACTCTTGTTCAGCATAATCTCCTAAAGGCATACCTTCTTCTGTTTGTTCATCTAAAACAGGTTTTACCTCTTCCCAGTTATGTATGTAAGAAATAGGTAGATAATCGCCTATACACCGAAATATTTCCCATTCAATACCTTTTTTTGTGCCAATACCTAAATTAATAATATCTTCCCTAGACATTTCCTCAGTTTGCCAATAGATTAAATCTATATGCAGTATCATCTTCTTTTTAATTGGTTTTGTTTGTAGTTCAGCCATTACTTGCTTCCTCCTTTACTGGAAACAGATAATCAGCGTTCCACTCTAAAGTGTCCCAAGAAACACCTAAAAAAGCGTCATGTTTTCTGTCTGTATAATGCAATACTTCCATACATTCATCATCAGTCAAATCGGGTCTTAGGTTTCCAATATCATCTATTTCCCAAACAATAGCTATAGAGTTGGTATCATCATAACCATATCCATAGTTTCTTTTTTCTTTTACTATATTCCAAGCTTTGTCTAATATCTTTTGTGCTTTTTTATCAGAAGATATGCCCTCTTCTGCATAAAAACTCAAAGCATTTTCAACAATCTCTATAGCTTCTTTTACTTCAATATTCATTTGCTTTCCTCATTATATTGATTACAAAATTCAGCCACATCACAATAGTTAGCACATCTAACGCACTCGCCTTTGGCTTCTACGACTTTCAGCAACTTACTATCTTTATGACCACCTATATACTCATTAGCTTCTTCTTGGGTATCAAGCACTCTAACAGCAGTTTTTCTACCTTTCTTTTCCACTCTATAAGTATCTTTTCTTCTCCACCTTTCTGCATCTGTGCATAACGGAAGCTTATCATTGATAAGATAATCCACTTCTGCTTCTTGATGAATTGAAACTCTTTGATTGATGAAAGCTTCTTGCTCTTCATCACTCCATAAATCTATATTTAAAACTGTAATTGGCGATGGCGGATAATCTCCACCACTACGGAGATACTGATTTTTGTTCCAGTCCCTCGCTATCGCAATAATATTTAACTGGTCTATAGTTTTTCCTGTGTTTTTGGTGTAGAGATACGCATAGATATTAAGTTGCTGTTCCCATTCTGCTTTACCTTCTTTCAAAGCAGATACAATAGACCAAACAGAAGTCACTTTATAATCTTTTAGTATTTTACTTTTAACATCTATGCTGTCTGTCTGACCACTAACAGTCCAGTCTTTAACTGTTGCAAACATTCTTTGTTCTGTAATGGTGTCCTCGTTATCCTCATTGGCTCTTTCTAATATGGTATGAACTGATTGTCCTAGTAGTTTCCATATTTCATCTGATACATCTATCGTAAGCTTGTCGTAATGCTCTTGTGCCAATAGTCTTATTCTTGGAGGTTGCAACAAACCAGTAGCAGATATGGTAGCCTTACCTCTACTGTAGTTATCATTGTGTACCGCATTAATTATTTCTTGCGGGATGTTATGTTTATTAGTGTATTTCACTTTCCAGTCTATTTTGACGAAACTCTAATTCTTTTTTTAATTCATTAGCTTCTACTTCCATACAAAAAACTATGTCCTGCATTTTTTGTACCATAGCTTTGCTTTCATCAAGTATCTTCTTGGCTTTAACAAGTTGCTCTTGAATAATATCCATGTCTTTTATAGCCTCCATATGCCTACTCCATCTTCTAATTGTCTTACAGTAAATTTATAGTTAGGATGTTTGTGTGTAAACCTTAAACAAGCATTTCTAATTATCTTTACCTCAGAAGCTATCTTAGACTTCGCTAGAGGAACTTTTACAGTTTGTCCCTTGTTCATGTCCTCCAAGGGTAAGTCATACTTCCTAGGCTTTCCTACTCCTCTTGGTATAGGGATGCCATCTTTAATTTCAAATTCCATTTATCCTCCTTTTGGTAAAAAATTAAGTTTTGTTTTTAATGCCTTAACATAATTGATATCTACATTAAGCATACTTCTAATGTGAGCCATTTGTTGTGGTGTGATTTTGTCTAACAAGATTTGCAGTAGCAGAATCTCTTTTTCATCTAGTGTTGTCATACGCTTTCCTCCAAAAAAAAATAAGGCTTTGTTCATATTACCTTTAGCAAAAAGACTCATACGCATTTATCTCTTTGCTAGGTAAAACAGGAATAGATTTAATAGCTTTCCTCTTACCCGCTAACCTTATAGCAAATTATGGCTTTGTTGTTTTAGTCTGTACAAACCACCTCGCAAGTGAGGGAAAATCAGACTGGTAATTTAGTTATAGCAGTTTATAGTCGGCTAAACTTCATCTCGTAAACGATTTACCATTATCGCCATAAGAACAAATTCAGACTTTGACACCAAATTTAAACTCTTAGTTAGTTCAATCCTTTGATGTCTTATATAAGTGTAGATGATGTGTTGATAATGTCAAGAGTTTAATGTAATATATTTTAATGCTTCAGACAGACCACATTGATTCAGATACAGACCAAAAAACTTTAGATGGTCTTGTGGTTAAACAAGCTGTTAGAGATGTTGCTAGTAAGCACCCAAAGTTATCTAACGAAGCTTTATTATACTTTATGTCTGATGATTTTTCCAATTTATGTAATCGTAATGACATCAAATCAGATGGCATTGTAGAAGCAATTAAGGAATTAAATACCTATCCAGTATTATCTAAGAAAAGATTAGCAGAAGATGTCTGTGATATTGTTGATAAGTATTTTGGTATATATAGTAAGTAGATACTTACTATATTTTAATATTAGGTAGTACATACTACATAGTAAGTATATACATACTATAGGAGGTTTTATGTATGTCAAGAGCGAAATAGATAAAAGGGACTTTTTAAGTCATATAAATAATCAATCAAGAACAAGCGGTATGAAGCTTGGTCAACATAAAATATCATGTCCCTCATGCCAAAATGAGAGGAGTAAAAACAAACACGATAAACCTTTGTCAGTAAATATTGAAGCTGATAAGGTTATATATCATTGTCATCATTGCGGTATTAATGGCTTAGTATCAAGGAGAGAGGAATTTAAAATGAAAGTAGTAAAACAAGAAGTAAAAAAACCAGTAGAAACACCAAAAAATATACCCAATGACAAAGCTAGTGATTGGTTGCAGGATAGAGGTATAAGTATTACAGCCTCAGAAACGGCAGGAGTCGTCCAGACGGAAAAAAATAATAAACCAGTCATTGGTTTTACCTTTGTTAGCGATGGAGAGGTGGAAGCAGTTAAGTATAGGAGTGCAAATGGGACAAAGAGTTTTTGGTGGGATGGGAACGCACAAAAGCTTTGGGGACAACAGGTTTATGATAGCAAATTGCCAACATTAGAAAGCACAATCATCATAACTGAGGGAGAAATGGACACACTAGCTATCAAAACAGCCTTTGAGGGTGTAATGAATGTAGATTGTTATTCAGTTCCCAATGGTGCTCCAAACAAGATTACTGATAACAAGATAGACCCAAGTGAAGATGGGAGATTTAAGTATGTATGGAATGATAGAGATAAGTTTGATGGTGTTGAAAGGGTTATTCTTTGCACAGATGCAGATGAAAACGGAAACATACTGGCAGATGAATTAGCTAGAAGATTAAACAAAGCTAGGTGTTATAGAGTAAATAACCTTGATTGCAAGGATGCTAATGATGTATTAATTAAACATGGAGCAGAAAAGTTAAGGGATGTAATTATAAACGCAGAGCCAATCCCATTACATGGATTAAATAACCTAGACCATTATGCAGATGAATTTCAAAGCTTGTATGAAAAAGGTATGCCAAGTGGTGTATCAACAGGCTATTCAAGTGTAGATGAAATTTTTACCCTATCTACAGGAAATTTAGTTGTTTGTACTGGTCATGCGGGAGATGGCAAGTCAGCCTTTATAGACCAACTTGTAGTTAATGTAGGTAGGAACAATGGGTGGAAAACTTGTTTCTGTTCGTTTGAAAAACCAGTTCAACTTCATGCAGTTCAGTTATCTCAACTCATATGCGGAAAGCCATTCTTTGAGGGTTTTAATGCAAGAATGACCCAAGAAGAAAAAGACTTTGCAGAAACTTGGATAAGAGAACATATACTATTTCAAGATTATCAAGATGGTGGGTTGCCAACAATAGAAGCTATCCTAGAAAAGGGAGCAAGTGCAGTTATGAGATATGGTGTTAGGATTTTAGTCATAGACCCATTCAACTTTATACATACAGACCATACAGGATTAGAAACTGATATGGTTAGCGAAATGCTAACAAAAGTGCAACTGTTCGCAAAGCAACATGATGTATTAGTATTTTTTGTTGCACATCCAACTAAACCATTTATTAGGGATGGCAAAAAGAATGTATGTACAGGAGTTGATGTAGCTAAATCATATGCTTGGTTTAGTAAGGCTGATACAGGATTAACAGTCTATAGAGGAGAAGAGGGAGTTGAAATACATAACTGGAAAGCTAGATGGGGTTGGCAAGGTAAGTTAGGAAGTGTTAATATGACCTTTAATCCAGTCAATGGGAGATATGCAGAAATTGAAGAAGTTGAAGATAACTTTGACTGGGAGTTCTGAAACATTACAAGTTAATGATATAGGAAGTCCCTATCTACATTTCAGAAACCAAGTTGCAATAACCAAAATAGGTAAAAGCAAAGTTGGTAGGGCAATCGTGTTTGACCAACACATCATAGATAAATCTTTCCTAGAACAAAAACTAACAGCAGAACAGCACAATGTCTGTAATAAATACCTTGAATTGATAGCAAAAAGTGGAGCTTTGGGAAAATCCTTCGGGCTGGGAAAAGAAATATTTACCAGTCATAGTTTTAATCAAGCTCCGCCAAGAGCTGTAATGCTTTCAAGAATACAGAAAAAACTTGTGAATGACTGTGGATATGAAAGAGAAAAGGTTTTTTGGAAGATTATGATAGATAATCCTAAAGAAATATGCGAAACAAAGGAGTTAGTAATGCAAGAATGTTCTAATGCACTACTAACTTTTTGGTATATTAGTCAGAAAAATCCTGTTTCTTTGTTTCAACAATCCCTTGTAAGCCAAGTTTAGCTTCATAATTATCACTTGTAATCGCTCCACTAAAGATAGCTTTGCCCTCTTGTTCAGCAGTATCTTCTTCAATAGATATGTTCTGCTTATCAGCTTCACTATGTATCATATGAATAATTTGCTTGTTAAGTGAGCGACTTTCTTTCTTAGCCAAAGAATGTGCCAATTCGTAGGTTTCTTCCGAACATCTAATGAATAGACTTTTCATAGTTATCATCCTTAAAAATAATTTGCGGACTATCTTGCACTTCTGCAATAGCAACACTTTCTCTACCAACTTGATAATACCTATCTTCTTCTAATTGCTTTATGGCACTTTCAATTAACCATTCGTTAGACATAATTAAAGGGTCATCTAAAAGAGATATGGCAAAGGCAAGAGCATCTAGTTCAGTTTCAAATATCCATACAAAATGTTTCCATTTAGCACTAGACTTAGTTGAATAAGCATTACTTGGCTCTGGTATATCTAAGTGATATGTGTGTCTTATTACCGCATACATAAGCAATTATTATACTGCAAAATGCTATCAAAGTGAAATATCTATTGTTCCACATGGAACATTTATCCTACTGCTGTGTTTCCGACACCTGTGGTATTTCCTGACAAAAATAAAATATTTACCAGTCTATTGTTTTACAACGCCTCATCACCCCTACTGCTGTATTATTAAACACTACAGGTTTCTGCCATCTCTGTCGGTTCAGGATAAAAAATATTTACCAGTCTGGGATTTTTCTGATGGAGACTTGGTGGTGTGTCGCCTATCATAGACTATCAACCGACTACCAAAAAAAAAGGGACAATCTTACGACTATCCCTTTAAACTTATAAACATAAGCTTGGAGGTTAATATATGAAATTGTATTGGAAATAAAATTAAAAAATCACGCAATCAAATATTAGTTTCAATAATATAATGTATTTGATAGCAAATTGCAAGAGTTATTAACAACTTTTTAACACTTTTTCCACAGACTTATCCACAGCTTAAAAACCAGTAAATATATTTTATTTTTTGTCATCTCATCTAACATTACCCCACCCCAAACAACACCAGAAAAAACAATATACCAGTAAATATTTTTTATTACCATCCCAGTTATCCTGCGTATATCCACTTTTTTTAGACCAAAAAAAAAGGCGGGACACTACCTTTTACAGTAGCATCCCGCCTTAATTTTATTCTTCAGTTTCTTCTAAATGATTAATCATCATGTTAAAAGCAACTATGACTTCTTCATGTATTCGCTTATACAGTTTGGTCTTATCGTGATAATCTCCCCAAACTTCTTTTATATGTTCAGCTTCATTCTTGAAATCATTTTGAATATCTTCTGCGATATTTTTAATTCTATCTAGGTCAATATTCATTCTTGCACCTCAACTTCTACAATCTCATCATTAGCTGTAAATCCAAAATGTTTTGGGTTAGGGATGTTTAAGTTCTCCCTTTCCTTATATAAAACATCTTGCACTTTATGATTAATTGAAACCAAAGTATTAAAATATTTAACTAGAGCCAAATCAATATCTGATTTTTCTTCTAGTTCCCTATTAATCTTTGTATAGATTTCGTTGCAAGTTCCAATATTTACTTTCAAAGTAAATTCTAGTAGTTCTCTATTAGTCATTTTCAAATTCTCCATTTATTTTATCAAGATTTAGTTTTTCATTTTCCTCGCCTAAGCAGTCAGAATATACTTCAATCTTGTTAAGAAGTTCATCATCAGTAAATCTTTTATCAGACCATTTAATGTTTTGAGTTAAATTATTGTGAGAGTATCTCGCTTTAGTATTGAAATCATCATACACACTTTTAACTTCATCATCAGTCAGCTTTACATTTGATGTTACTTGATAATGCCTAACACCTTTATAAGATTCTTGTATCTTATAAACATATTCTTTTTTATTTTTCATAATATTACCCCTCCAAGGGCAGTTAAGTTTAATAAACTGTTTCATGCCTTTTAGCAATCATCAGTAGAAAATACACATTTTCTATACAGTTTTAACAAAATTGACTTCGTGAGAACTCGCCTATTGCAAAGTTGAGAGTAGGTTAAGGGTCTAAGATACCCTAAAAAACCCACTCTCAAATTGCATTAGACAATTTCCATCTGTGTTGTGTCAGATAAAAATATTTACCAGTCTATTATTTCTTGGCTTTTCTTTTCCTTGGCTTAGGATAGATTTCAGAAGTTCCAAATAACTTCATCTTTTCTTCTGCAGTTCCAAAGTGAACTATAGCTTTAAACAATCTTCTAACCATGGACTGTATTGCTAAAGTTTTTTGTTCGCCAGTTCTAGCACACACTTTAGGCTGTAATCTAACAATTTGTCTTATGGTTAGTTGTTTTTCTTCATCAGACCAAAGACCCAAGGCTTGATTATGCAAAGAAGCATACAATCCATTCATAAATCCACCACGAAGATTATCTTCTTGTAGAATTTTGTACCCTCTTATTGCCATACCAAGAACATCTAAATCTGAATATCTATAAGACCCAAATGATGTCCAATCAATAATTTCATCAGACACACTTGATTTACTTACAGCTTCTTCAAGTTTAGACTTCATTGCAGTATTAATATCAGAATTTTCATCTAAACATTTATTAATGATGTTAGTTGTTTTACCAACTTTTGATGTTTTCTTTGCAGAAAATACATCAACGACATTTGCATTTACAACTGGCACCATTCTTGATGTAAGTTCATCAATAACATTTGTTTCAATACCCAATTCATTAGCCATTTCTCGTAAAGCATTACCTCTACTTTCATGTTCATCTAGTAAACTGGCAACTACAATCTTTTCTAATTGCTTTTCAGATTTAATCATCTTTGAAAACACATAAAAAAGTTGTGTTGAAATATCAATACTATATTTATTCTTCACATTATCTAACCATGTTTTAGTTTCATCTGAAACATGGGTACTAACTGGAGAACACTCGTTTTTATAATTATTATTTTGCATAATTATATGTCCCTCCAAGGACAGTTTTTAAGTTTCTAATTTCATCTTTTCAGAATCATCAGCCAAGATACACATCTTGATATCAGAAAAAATTGATGGCGAGAAAAAATATTTACTAGTAAATACTTTTTCCCTCCACCATGTTGTTGTGATTAAAGACTAGACATATCGATACTAACTTTCTCGCCAAAAGGCAGTTCATCAGTACAATAGTTTTCGCCACCAGTTAATGCCCATATTACTGGAACATTAGGTTCAACTTCCGCACTACAACTTCCGTATCCGTCTGTAAAATAAATAAAGGCTAATACATCGTCTGTATCATCTGTATATTCATTAAACAAATTGAAAGGCGGTTCAAAATCAGTTCCGCCACCGCCACGAAGTTGGAACTCTAAATCATCGCAATCAAGTTCGTATTCATCCCACCACTCGCCATTACTATTTTTGATAACAGTCGTATCACAATAGCAAACTCTAATCTTATCTATACCGCACTCATCCGCAAGGGATTGAGTTTCAGTAGCAAAGATATTAAGTTCTTCTTGGGTCATAGACATACTTGTATCAACTGCAACGACAATCTCGCCACCGCTAGGCTCTTTGTCTTTGCTAGGCAAATTAATACCTCGCCAAGAATGTCGCCTATTTAATCTAGTCCAAGTAGGATTCGTTGATATAGCAGACTGCAATAAGTCTCGCAATACATCAACCCAGTCAACATAAGTCTCATTGAGTTTTTGCACCGCACCACGAAGAGAACCAACAGAACCACTTCCAATACTATCTAACTTGTCAGCCATTGTGATAGTTCTTTGAAGTTCTTCTTGTAGTTCAGCCATTTCAGTAGGCGATAATTCTTGTCCATTTTCATTAGTTGGAATCCAAACTTCGCCACTAGATTTTGGTAAGTCAGCAAGTTTCTCTTCAAGAGATTTGCCTTTACCATTTCCATTGGCAGTATCGTTGGAATCAGAATCAGAGTCAGAACTAGAATCAGAATCAGAATCAGAATTTGTATCTGAATCAGAATCAGAATCGCCAGTACCACTTTGAGAATCAGAATCATCAGAATCGCCATTATCAGATTTAGATTTTAAATCTTCGATAGCTTCGTTTAGTAAATCTTCATCGTTAGATAAAGTTCTATAAACTTGTTCCGCACTTTGTCCCTTATACCTCATGTCTAATAATCCGTCTTTTGGTAAATCCATATGTAAGTCATATGCTATCCAAGAGTTAATTACATAGTCAGTAGCTATGTTCCAAAGTTCGTGATTTCGCTTCCCTTTTCTTAGCGGATGTTCCCATATAACATGACTTGCTTCGTGAACTAATACCGCTTGAATTTCATCATCAGTTATTGATTTAACAAATTCATCATTCCAATAGATATTTACTCCGTCAGTAGCCATTGTTTGACATCGCTGATTATCCTCAATCAAGGTAAGTTTTAATAACATAGTTGCCATACCAACATTACCTTTCATAAGTTTCGCTCTCGCTTTAATCATTCGCTCTTCACTATTTTTCATAATTAATTCCTCCAAGAATTTGATTTATGAGTTTCTGTTTCGACCCTTTTGGGTCATCATCAGTTGGGATACACATCCCAAGACAGAAGCGATATAAAAATATTTACTAGTAAATAGTTTTACACCGCAACTCATTGGCTTACTTCTTATACATATCGTCTAAGAATCCGCCTTTCAATTCATCAACTGAATCTTTTAAATCATCCGCAAGTTGCTTTCGCTTCTTATCAGTATAATCATCATCATCACGAAGTGAATCGACATCATTTATTTTTGCAAAGACACTAACCAAATTTTGATGTGCTTCCGCTATCGTTGGGTCATTCCCTAGAATGTCAGAATTGATACTTGGAAGCGTATCTAAAAATTGTCTTAACTTATCAAAAGATGAGTTCTTAAAGAATCCGCCACCTTTTGTTTTTGGGTCATAAGATTTTAGCTTGTCAGCCAAATGTTCTACTGATTCCAAAAGAGTATCGACAGTAGTTCGTGTTATTGCTTCAACATTTTTAGTTGCTCTTTTTAATGCGTCTTGTTCAATCTTCTTGCGAAGTTTTTCAGATACATTTAAACGAACATCCTTAGTATTAAATTGTGGAACAGTACCAAGTTCAAAATCGAATCTAAACTTAGTAGCTATTACATCCTTATCAGGATAATCAGACAACTTAAATGCTTGTCCAAGTTTGTGCTTATTCGCTTCAATCAAATTTTCATAATTATCAAGAAATGAATCTACTTCCTTTTGGAAGTCAGACTTGGACTCGTTAGCCTTATCCATGAGTCTATCAAGTTCTCTGTTTGGGCATAGTCGCCACCCACTAAGAACCTTACCTTCATAGTCGCTAGTGTTATCATCCCAAGGGACAGTCATAGGATAAAAATAGTTATACCTAAACTGATTGATAATTCTACGAAAATACTTATTCGTTTCCTTACCAAAAATATACTTAGCAACATGAAGTGAATCATTGTTGGCTTCTTTGTCTATTGCAAGACCTTTTCTTAAATCCTTATCTGATTTAATACCGCTTGGATGTTTCGTTGTGAAACGAACTAAAGTAGCATTTTCAGATAAAGTATTTACATTATCATTTTTCATAATTCCTCCAAGAATTAAAATTAATAAATTCTGATTTCATCATTTTTGAATCGTCAGTTGGAATACACATTCCAATATCAGAATGAGCGGGAAAGGAATATTTACCAGTAAATAATAAATATTCCCTCCCAGTAATGTAAATTTAAATTTCTAAATCTTGGTTATCAATCTTAAACTTAGAATATACATCGCACTCTTTGAGTTCGCTTCTAAGTCCAGTAATTTTTCTAACAAAGAATATAGAAAATTCTACAGTCGAAAGTTGCTTCAAATAATTCAAAGCATTTTCAAAGTAGTCATAAACATTACTTTCATTTGCTCCATTAATTGCAGTTGTTAATGCAATCGTAGTCGCATAGCAAAGACCCGCTTCATCTATAACTTCAACATCTTTGCCCTTACATATATCAGATATGTTTGGAACATCATTTTGAAGTGAGATAAAGTTCATCAATTCAATAGCTGATTCTTGTCCAACATCGCCCTCGAATAATTTTTGCATTAATCGTTTAGGCGGATTAGTTTTCAAAGTATCGCTTAACCTCGTCCAACTTCTTGGACTTGGCTGTGGGTCATTACATTTAGGGTCAAAGTCCCATAGTAGCTGTGGCATGAATCTAATAAGACCTTGAACATTTAAGTCAATGTCGTTCTTATCCGCCCACGCTAACCAGTCGTCCACATCGTGAGTAAACTGGATAGCAGTAGTTCTATCTTGACAATGCCTAAGTATTTTATTCGCACCGCTTCTATCAGTATGTCTATTACCCGCTAAGACAATTTTCCACCCACTAGGAAAAACATAATCGCCAATTCTTCGCTCTTCGTTTTTTCCTTTTGGGTCGAGTAATTGTCCTATCGTTGCTTGAACGCTTGAATGTGCTTGTGCAAATTCATCAAGAAAAAATAGACCCTTTCCACTTCTAGGCAAGTTGCCTAAAAATGCTTTCTTTTGAGTTCCCTCTTCAATATAAGGCAACCCTCCCAAATCAATAGATTCTACTAACCCAAGTCTAAAAGATATGAATCCAAATTCATCATCTTTAGGACTTACTGAATCAGTAAGAGTTCTATCGTTTGCTAGTTCTTCCGCAATCTCTTTAACTATTGCGGATTTTCCAACTCCAGTACCACCAATTAAGAAAGGAATATTACTCCCTTTCAAAATATGTAGGCATGAAGTTTTTGCTTCACTTGGTTTAAACATAATTAATTCCTCCAAGAATTTTAAGTTTGTTATTCGCTATCAAATTGATAGCACCAAGACACCCATATAGGGTCAGTTCATTACTGAATACTGGTTTAATGTTTCGCCAAAATTTCATTGGCTCGTCAGTTGGTTTATGCTGTTGGAAATCCAACCTCATTTTTTAAAAGTTTAGCAATTTCATTCCAACAATCGTTAATCAAAACATCACACCCTTTTAAAAATTTATTGTGTGCATCTAAGTTGTCAGAAGTTTGTTCAATGTCGTTGTCATTAGCCAATTTTAATTGAATAATTTTATCCTTTTGTTGGGACTCCCAACGCTTAATTTCTATTAACTGTTTTACTAACTCTTGTATTCTTCCTTTATCTTCTTTTGATTCAGCAAAATCAAAAACATATTTTGGAATATCGCTGTATTCCATACCTAAAATTGCATTACCAAAATCACTAAAAGATAAAATAGTTTTATAAATATTATCGCTCATAATTTAACCCTCCAAGGTTATAGTTTCTTGCACCCAAAATTGGATGCTCTTCAGTGTGTTAATTCACAGACTATTGGAGTAGTCCCAAAAGTTATATATCTTTAAGTGAGTCTTTATAAGTTCCTTTATCTATAAAGCAAAAAGATAATTTCCTTTTGGTTTTATGAGTCTTGCTTCTTCACTTTGTCACTTAGCTTTACACTCTCTCACACTAGCCACTTTCTTAGGCGGATTCAGATTAGCACTTCTTGGAGAACCTATACTAACCTTACTGCTAGAACCTCATTCAACTTTACTCTTTTCAGAACCGCTAGGGTAGTTGGCTACAGTTTAGAGACATAATCGTTTTGGTCTTTGTTAAGAACATTATGCATAGTTTGAACATCATTTCAAACATTATATTAATTATTTACCAGTCCACCATTTTTGCTATCGTTTTGTGAGCATTATATTTTCTTCATATCTGCGATAAGATTTATATATGAGCAAAGATGAAAAACCAAATCTGAAAGTAGTCAAAAAAGAAATAGAGTTGACCATAAAGCAAAGGCAGTTCGTGGATGAAATTATCAAGGGCAAGTTGGGTAGTTATAAAGAAGCATATGCAAAAGTTTATGATGTCACTTTAACCAAGGCGGGTAAGATACCTAAATGGGTAGAAGTGGAAGCATCTAAGTTAGTAGCAAACCCTAAGATAGCAATAAGCATACAAAGAGCAATGGAACGCAAAGAGCAGTCAGCAGTAGCTAGTAGTCTCAGAACAAGGAACTATGTCATAGACCAACTGTATCGTGAAAGCAAAGAAGCGGATAGCGATGCGACTAGAGTTAGAGCATTGGAATTACTAGGCAAAAGTGTATCGCTGTTTAGTGATGTCGTTGAAACCAAAGAAGCAAGAACAAGCGATGAAGTTGAAGCGGATATTGAAGAGCGAATAGAAGCATTACTTAATAAACAATAGTCAATCATCAACCAACTATCTAATAGAGCATTGTGTGTGCTGTGTGTGTGCTGTGCGACACATATATAAGGGCTAGTTCGTTTGCGGTTTCCCGCTATTAATAGACCACCCTCCCCCCTTTCACGCAGTCGGCTACCTGACTATCATATATACATAGTGATTTGCACAGGATATTAGTTACTTTCATAGACCCCCCCTATGTATTGCATTTTGATAGCGTTTTTTGTAGATTTCATATATAATTTCTCTAGGAAACGGCTAAGGGACCCTAGACCCCCCATATTATTTTTAAAAAATAGTTGTTTTTCCTGTGAAGATGTGTAATTATGTTAAAATCTAGCGTGATTTACATCCAGTAGGTACCTACTTGTAAGGTATTTACTTGCTAAGTGCCACTAACTGGTAGTAACTTAGTAAGTTTTTAACTTTAGGAAGTGTCTACTTACTATCTAGTATAGGAGATGTATGAGTAACCAAATATTAAGTCAAGTACAAAACCTTTCTTTAGATGAGAAGAGAGAATTACTAGGCTTATTGGATGAATTAGAGGAAGCTAAGTCCCGAGAAAAGTGTGCAGAAGAGTATATGTCCTTTGTTAAGGAGATGTGGAGTGCATTTATAGAGGGTCCACATCATAAAATTATGGCGGATGCTTTTGAAAGGGTAGCTAATGGCGATTTAAAGCGTTTAATTATCAATATGCCACCTAGACATACCAAATCCGAGTTTGCATCTTACCTATTACCTGCATGGTTTCTAGGAAGTAAGCCAGAAAAGAAGATTATTCAGACCGCACACACCGCAGAACTAGCTGTAGGCTTTGGTAGGAAGGTTAGAAACCTTGTAGGAAGCAAAGATTTTAAGAAAATATTCCCCAATGTTAGTTTGCAGTCGGATTCCAAAGCTGCGGGTCGTTGGAATACGAATAAAGGCGGTGAATATTTCGCTATCGG